GACCGTCGAGGCCTTCAATCTGATCAGAAACAGAGGTTAAGGGATAATTAAAATATTTAACAAAGAATTGATTTAACTGGTTAAATGTGGTACAATAGTATTGTATTCGTTAAATGTTGTATCATTGGTCTATTTGACAGTGAAAATTGTTCAAAGGGTGGAAGAATAGAGCAGGGAACACAACTTCCATTGTTTTTGGGAAAAGATTTATGATTGCAAGGTTAATGACTAAATCAGAATATGCTCGTCATAGAGGTGTTAGCCCTGCGTATATAAGCAAGTTGATAAAAAATGGAAAAATAATACTTGAATATGATGGCAAGATCGATCCTGGAAAGGCAGATATTTCGCTCGGAGAAATAAAAAATCAGGCAACAGTAATGGAATTGCCTGAACCAAGAAAGGTTGGAAGACCAAAATTACAGCCCGTCTCGGAATTATCAGAGATTTCTATTTATGAAGCCATAGGGATTACGAATGAAAAAATCTTGAAGAGTGATAGTTATTTTGAGGCTCAAAAATTCAGAGAAATCTATAACGCTCTTTTGAAAAAAATGGAATATGAGTTATTGAGAGAAACGCTTATCCCTTCTATAGAAGTAAAAAAGGAGATCTATGAGGCAAATAGAATAATAAGGGATATTGTAATAAATATACCACAAAGAATATGCTCCGGTCTTCCCTGTTCCGATGAGGTTAGATTTGCCGTTGAACAGGCCCTGAAGATTGAGATAAATTTAATTTTAGCAAAAATAAAATGACTTCTGTGTATGAAATAGTATGGGATTCTGTAAAATCAGCATTCAAGCCAGATCCGCTTATCGATCTCCCTGACTGGTCGGACAAATTTCGCATTATGCCGAAGGGTTATCCTGAACCTGGCCCTTACCGGCTGTCACGGACCCCCTATCTTCGGGAGATAATGCTCTGCCTTTCTCCCTCCTCTCCTGTGCGCCACATAAAAGTTATGAAACCCACGCAGATCGGTGCTACGGAGGCGGCCAATAATTGGATATGCTTCCTGATGCACCTTTATCCCTGCCCGATCCTGTTTGTCTTTCCTACGATTGCCCTGGCCGAGAAGCACAGCAAAAAGAAACTGATGAAAACGATCAGAGAAACCCCTGTCCTTCAGGGGCTGATAAAGGAGGGCGGACGCAGCTCCGGCAACACAATCCTGTTTAAGGAGTTTCCGGGCGGGTCGATCAATCTGGTCGGGGCAAACAGCGCGGCCTCTTTCCGTTCAGATTCGGTCAAGGTAGTTATCAGGGACGATTTTGATGGGTATCCTTCGGATGTTGACGGGGAAGGAGACCCCGGAGACCTGGCGATAAACAGGGCCGATGCTTACTATGATTCGAAAATTCTGACTATGAGCACTCCTGCCGGAGGAAAAGAAATTTCCAGGATCTGGGCAGAATTTCAAGAGTCAGATCAAAGGGAATACCACGTTCCCTGCCCGTACTGTCATCAGAAACAGATTCTCGAATGGGGAGGCAGGGATACGGACCATGGCATAAAATTTGAATATAAAGGTAACAGTGTCTCGAAAATCTGGTACGAATGCAGGTTTTGTCACAAAAAAATCGAGGAGTATCATAAAACCTGGATGCTTGAACAGGGTGAATGGGTAAAGAAAAATCCTGGACATTCTGATGCCGGATTTTGCTTAAATTCTTTCTATGCCCCCCTGGGATTTATCGGCTGGAAGGCGATTGCGAATGAATTTCTGAGAGCACGGAAGAATAAATCGCGACTGAAGCGTTGGGTGAACACTCGTGAGGGCCTCCCTTTTGAGGAGGATGGCTCACAGCCTGAGTGGAATTTGCTTAAGGGCCGGGCCGAACCGTATCCGGTTGCCACAATTCCTCTTGGCGGGTTACTCCTCACCTGTGGAGTCGATACGCAGGATAACCGGCTGGCCGTCCTGGTGACGGCCTGGGGGCGGGGTGAGGAGTGCTGGATTACATACTGGGGAGAACTTTATGGAGATCCGTCACAGCCGGGGGTATGGCATCAACTCGATGAATTGCTGAATATGTCCTTTCACCATGCCAGCGGGGTCGATCTGAAGATAGCGTCTACCTGTATAGATTCTGGCGGGCATCATACGCAGGAGGTATACAATTATTGTCGGATGCGTTCTCCCCGCGTGGTCGCGATAAAATCTATGTCCACTCCTAATAAACCGATCCTGGGCAGGCCAGGCCTGGTCGATGTGACCTATAGGGGAGTGCAGATCAAGGGAGGCTGCCAGCTCTGGCCGGTCGGGGCTGACACTGCCAAGGGGCAAATATACGGCAGATTGAAAATGGACAAGCAGGGACCTGGCATGGTCCATTTTCCGATCGGACTGGACGATGATTTTTACATCCAGTTGACTGCGGAAAAGCAGGTCACACGGTTTGACAGGGGAGGTTACCCGAAATCTGAATGGGTGAAGGTAGCCGAGCGCAACGAAGTGCTCGACTGCTTTGTATATTCTACAGCAGCGGCAGTGCGGGCGGGGATAGCGCGGATGAATTGGAGGGCCATTGAGGAAAGTTTGGGGGATATGCATAAGGGTAAGCCGGTTGAAACCGAGAAGAAGCCGCAGCCGGTGGTAAAAAGTAAATGGATGTCGTAAAAGAAGAGGGTAAACCATGAAAAATCTAGTAATATTTTCAATCATTTTTATGTCTCTTTTAGTAGTTTTCGGATGTGGCGACGTGCAGGAAAGCGGTGAATATCCTTTTGTTCAGATCAAAAGCCCCGGTAAGGCATCCTATGCGAGAGGTGAAAAGATTGAATTCAGCGGCTGGGGCCATGACAGATGGCTTAATCCGCTTTCGGGGAAGTGGGAAGAAAAATCGATTGTGGGAGATGATCTCCTTTGGACATCAGACATTGACGGACAGATAGGGATTGGAGAGACATTTAACCTGAATAATCTGTCAACAGCGATACACATAGTTACCTTGACGGGGATTGGTTATAATCAGGTTAAGACCTCCACTTCAGTAAAAATTTTAATAATTGTTGAACCAGTATTTAATGGCGAAGTTAACTATGTCTGGTATAACAACATTGATCTTAATTGGATAGTTATTGATGGGACAGTTAAAAACAATACCAACAGTATACAGGATGGAATCAAAATGGAGTTGACCGTAAGGGATGGCAATAAAAAACTACTTGGAACCAATACGGCCTATCTCAGTTCGATGAAACCAGGAGAAACGGCAACATTTTACAGTTTTATCACTCATGCAGTATGCTCCACATCAGCCCTTGATTTATCATGGAAATTTTTGATAGAGTGATATCAATCTATTGTTTTTTTTTGTAAAACTTAGTAATATATAATTAAATCCTTAACTTTTTCTCATAAATTACTTGAAAAATGGTTGAAAAAATGCCCGTCAAGCCGGAATACAACCCTGAAAAGATATTAAAATTGCTCGAAAATAAACTAACTTCCTGGAAAGAAGAGAAGAAATCAGGCAAACTGACCATTGAAATTCACTTCAATCAGGGAGGCATTGCCGGTTGTGACCAAAAAACAGAGTCTAAATTTTGCTGATTTAGCCTTTTAATCGGCTACCTATCGTCTCAAAAAGAGTCACGAAAAGCCCGATTGGAACACTTTTGTAGTGTTTCGGTCGGGCTTTTTTCGTTTAAAAGGGTAAAAATGGCTTACTCCTCGACAGATTTGGCAAATATCCAGGCAGCCGTGACCGCACTGGCCACGGGTGCCCGTAAAGCGGCGGTGTGGATTAACGGAAAGCGTATCGACTACGCCCTGGCTGACCTCGATCAACTGACTAGGCTGCGCGACCAGGCTCAGGCCGAAGTCAATGCGGCGGCGGGGCGGAAGAGTTTCTTTTTGGTAAGCACGAGCAAAGGGTTATGAACAATTTACGGATTGTAGACGCACACGGAAGACCGATACCACGCTCGGCAGTGGAAAACGAGGGGGCCTCCTACGGGCGTAGGATGGCTACCTGGGGAACTTCCCTGGCCGGACCGAATACCGTCCTCTGGGGAGACCTTTCCTCTCTTCGCTCCCGTGTGCGCAGGCTCACCCGGAATAATCCTTTGGCCGAAAACGGCCTTGAATCCCTGGTTTCAAATTTGATCGGGACGGGGATAATTCCCCGCTGGCAGATCAAGGACTCTGTACTTAAAGAGGAGCTTCAGCAATTGTGGTCAGACTGGACCGAAGAGGCGGATTTTAACGGGATATGCGATTTTTATGGACTGCAATCACTCGCCACTCGTGCTCTCGCAGAATCAGGAGAAGTGCTCGCAAGATTTGTAACTCTACGCAGCAGTGACACCGTGCCCCTTCAGATCCAACTCATCGAGGCGGATCATCTTGACGAGACTTATGAGACGATAGCTCCGAATGGCAACAAAATCAGGATGGGAATCGAATTTGATTCGGAAGGAAAGCGGGCCGCATATCATCTTTTTAGAGACCATCCTGGAGAAACATTCCTTTTCTCGAACTCGATGGAGCGTATCCGCATTCCGGCCTCGGAGATCCTTCATGTATTTAAACCTCTCCGGCCTGGCCAGATGCGGGGCCGTCCGTGGCTATCTTCGATTATTGTTAAACTCTATGAGATCGATCAATACTCTGATGCGGAGATCGTTCGGAAGAAAGCGGCGGCAATGTTTGGAGGGTTCATTACCGAACCTCCCGGTACAGATATGAATATGGACCCATTGGGGAGAGTTGCAGATAACGATGTAAACGATAATCCGGTTATCGCTCTCGAGCCCGGCACTTTTCCTAAACTTCCCCCCGGCTATGATGTGAAATTTTCCGAGCCTGCGGACGTGGGCGGAAATTATCTGGTGTGGATTAAACAGCAACTTCGGGAAATTGCCTGTGGGATGGGGATCACCTATGAGCAGCTCACCGGAGACCTCGAAGGAGTGAATTATTCCTCGATCCGGGCCGGACTCCTGGAATTCAGGCGTAGGTGCGAGGCTCTTCAATGGCACGTCATTATTTTTCAATTTTGTCAGCCTATAGCGAAACGCTGGCTCGACGTTGCGATCGGGTCAGGGGCAATCCGGATACCGGGATACTTTAGAAATCGACGGATCTACACCCGGATTGACTGGCGTCCACAGGGGTGGAAATGGGTCGATCCGCTTAAGGATGGCCTAGCCGCACAGTTAGCGGTGCGGTGCGGATTTACTTCGCGATCGGCGGTAGTGGCCGAGCAGGGTTATGATGCGGAGATGGTTGACCGGCAAGTCAGCGAAGATAATGCGCGGTCGGATAGTAATGGTCTGGTCTACGACTCCGATCCACGAAAAACACAAAAATCAGGGACCGCTCAGGCAGCAGAAGCGCAGGTTACGACAGGAGCGGCAATTTAATAAATAAGCAGGAGGGGTGATTATGCCAAATAAGTTTGAACGGCTTACTTACACAAAAGCCAATGACATTTACACGAGAGATGGGCTTATTTATGACCGTCAGGAAGACCAGCTTATTGCCCGGATTATCAGATCAGCTCAGATAATTTCACGGGGCCGGTGTGGTGGAACCTACTACATTGTTGATCAGACCGGGGCCATACCCGGTTCTTACGCCACCGTGATGGCGGCAATCAATGCTGCCCGTTATATCACCGGGACTACGAACATCGATTACACGGACAATCATCACGCCACCGTTATTATTCTCCCTGGGGACTATTCAGCGGAGGGCAGAATTGCTTTCAGCGCGAAAAATGTTCATATCATCGGGCTGGGACTTCCTGGGACTGATACGGGAGTAACCATCTGCCCAACCACTCCTACGACATTTGCTTTTGGAGGATCTGGGCCTGGGATTGAGATCGCAAATATTTGTATCAAGGTGGTAACAGCGGTTAGTACACTTTATTGGGAGCAACTTGATGGCAATTGCTGGTTTCACGATCTGCTACTTGTCGGGGATAATTCTTTGGCAACACATGGAATTTATACTGGTGGGGTAAAGGGATCAGTTATCGAAAATTGCCGGATATCAGGTTTTGTAACTTCCGGCATTACCCTTGCTGGCGGGGCCGACATGTATTTTTATGACGGGAAAATAATTAATAACCAGATAGGGGCCACGGCTACCTGCGTTAAGGCAATCCATGTCACTAATACTGTTACCTGTCAAAATGGGTTAATTGCGGGCAATTATATCATTGGAGATAATTTTACGAAAACCATAGATATCGATGCCACGGCAGCAGATGTCATGGTTGCTCATAATTATCTTCATGCAGCCGGTGAGGGTGGTACTTCCCGCGGAGATGTGGCAGCATAAAGGAGAATTCCGGATGGCTTTCATTCATAACAGCAAATTAGATCCGAACGAGCCTGGCTGGGGGGCGGTGGATAAAACCGCTCTCCCCCGTCTGGCCTTTGCCGATCAGGGAGACCCCGATAAAAAATCTACCTGGGGGTATCCGCATCACCATATCAAGGGCGGCACTCAAAAAGATGATAACGGGATCTGGACCGACGGGACCATGTACCTCAACGAAGGTGGCCTCAATGCTGCCTGGGCAGCGGCCAATGGAGCACGGTCAGGAGAAAAAGCCAGTCAGGAAGTTATCGATCATCTACAGGAGCATCGTCGGACGCTGGGGCTGGATAAACCTGCAGGGGTTAATGCACTGGTCGAGGATGCTCTGAGAAGACAGGCATCTTTCAATCAGATGCGGGGCATGAGATGAAAAATTTGTCCTATCTGGCTACCAGGATTTTTAATACTCCCTTGATGATCAGTTCTGACAAACTAGAGATAATTCTGAGTGTCCTGGGGCCACGGATGAATCTTGATGTCAGCCCTGCAGCCGTAGTCGATATGTCGATTCCGAAACGGTACCGATCCGATGGGAGCAATCCCGACGGAATAGCGATTGTGCCCATTTATGGCACGCTTGTGCATCGCATCCTTGGCATGGATGCTACCTCCAGCCTGGTCAGCTATACAGAAATTCAACGATGGTTTGATGAAGCGGTTAGCGACAGTTCCATCAGGTCAATTCTTTTAGACATTGATACTTTCGGCGGTGAGGTCGGTGGGCTGTATGGCCTCGTAGATGGTATTTATCAGGCTCGCAACGTTAAACCTGTTTATGCTCTGATCAACGAGAATGCATATTCAGCAGGTTACGCCATAGCCAGTGCTGCAACGGCTGTTTTTATTCCTCCAACAGGCGGAGCAGGCTCGATCGGCGTAATCATGGTTCACGTCGATCAGAGCGTGAAGGATGCGAAAGAAGGGTTGAAGTATAACATCATCTATGCCGGTGAAAGGAAAAAGGATTTTACCTCCCATGAACCTCTTTCGGCAGATGTACAGGCCAGTGGTCAGGCAATAGTAGACAATCTCAGAGAAATTCTTGTTAATACCGTGGCCCGGAACAGGGGCCTTGATCCTCAAATAGTCCGTGATACAGAAGCTGGAATTTATCTGGGACAGGCGGCGGTTGATATAGGTCTGGCTGATGATGTTATGTCATACAGTCAATTGATTGAACAAATTACAAAATTAAACCAAAAAGGAGACAAATCCATGTCATGGTTTGACAAAAAAAAAGCAGTACAGGCTCAAGTGCAGGCTGCTCAGGCAGTACAGGCAAGCGCACAGACTACCGAGGAGGATCTGACTCCTGAACAGGTTTATGCGCAGGGGTACGAAGAGGGTCTGAAAACCGGAAAACTTGAAGGGATGGCCGCTGCCAAGGCAGAATCTCAGGTATCCATCCAGGCTGGTACTCAGGCAGGAATCAAACAGGGAATCGAGCAGGAGCGGGCCAGGTGCGTCCAGGTGTCCGAGCAGATGGCGGCTATCGCTCATCTCATTCCGGCAGCGGCAGTATCTACGCTTTTAAATAGTATGATTTCATCAGGGATTACTTCAAAGATGGCCGGTCAGCAGATTATCGGCGTTTTGGCCGGACAGCAACCCAACACTGTGATATCCACGGTCAGCGCAACCTCGACGGGAGAGGTAAATCAGTTGCTCGTCGATGCCCGCAGGCGGGCGCAGGCGGCGCAGAAAGGGGCGGTGAACTGATATGCCTATCGATACGACTCAAAGCAGAGATATTTCAAGTATTATTAAGGGAGAGGCTTCCGATTATCTTTCCCGTGACAAAGTGACAGTTTTAGCCGCACAGGAGCTGGCTATCGGGACCGTACTCGGAAAGGTGACGGCGGGATCTGTGCCGACGACAGGAACTTTGACCGCTGGGGCCGGAGCTAATGGAACAATGACCGCTGTTACCGGCGGGAAAAATACAAAAGTTGGTACATACAAAGCGACTTGTATTCAGGCCGTGACACATGGCGGCGTATTTGAAGTGACCGGCGTAAGCGGAGAGCATATCGGCACGTGTGCGATTACTCCAGGTTCCGGTCTGGCCGGGGCATTTACCTCTGATCAGATCAATTTTACCCTCACTGACGCGTCAACCGATTTTGCTTACGGGGATTATTTTTCCGTCGTGGTCGCTGCCGGTGGCGGCCAGGTTAAAATCCTCAATCTGACCGGCGTGGATGGTTCCCGGAATGCGGTCGGAATCCTGGGGCCGTATGCGATCGATGCCGGAGCATCCGGACAAAAAACGGTGGCTTATACTTCTGGCGGGACCTACGAGATTATGCCTGGGGATGTTATTACCGGCAATACGGGGGGTGCTTACGCTCGCATTGTTGCAATCACGTTGACTTCCGGTACCTTTGCCGCAGGTACGGCAGCGGGAGTTATTACTGTTGATGGACAGGTTGGAACTTTTCAGTCTGAAACCCTGAATGTCGGCGCTAATTCTAATGTCGCTACAATCGGGGCCAATACTTCGGCGGTGTCGGCATCTGATGTTGACGGGGTTATGTTTGCCCGCAACTGCCAATATGTTGACGACTATCTTATCTGGCCATCCGGGGCCACGGCTGCGCAGAAGGCGATTGCCAAGACGGAATTAGCTGCGCTTGGAATCATTGAGAGAGATCAGGCGTAAGAGTTAAAGTTTCGCTTTAACAATCGCCTTAAGGAGGTTATAAAATGCCACTTCTTAATCCTTTCGATACCAATGCCTTTAATTTGGTATCACTTACGGCAGCGATAAATATTCTGCCAAATAATTATGGTAAAATCCGGCAAATGAATCTGTTTCCTGAAAGGTCCGTCGCTACCCGTCAGGTATTAGTGGAAGAGAAAAACGGAGTATTGAATCTTCTCAGGACCATGCCTCCCGGAAGCCCCGGACAGAAGGCAACCCGCGACAGCCGGACAGTGCGGTCTTTTATCGTGCCCCATATCCCCTACGATGATGAAATTTTGCCACAGGAATATGACGGAATCCGTTCTTTCGGAACCGAAAATCAAGTCGATTCGGTGGCCTCGATTATGAATGACCATCTTCAGTCGATGCGGAATAAACATGCTATTACGCTGGAATGGCTGAGGCTGGGGGCCTTGAAGGGAATCATCTATGACGGCGACGGCTCGACAATTCTTTATAATCTGCATAAGGAGTTTCTGATCAAGCCCAAATCCGTCGATTTTCTTTTCGGGGATATCAATACCGATATCAAAGCGAAATGCCTGGAAGTTAAGCGGCATATCGAGGACAATTTGAAAGGTGAGGTCATGCAGGGAGACCCGCATGTCTTCGTCGATAAGGATTTCTTTGACGGATTGACCAGTCACCCTGCCGTCGAGGATGCCTATGCTCTATGGAATAACGGAGCCGCTGCCAGAGGAGATATGAGGAGTGGTTTTCCCTTTGGCGGGCTGGTATTTGAGGAATACAACGCTACTATCTCGGATATCAACGGGACTCCGAGAACATTTTTTGCCTCAAAATATGGCATGGCTTTCCCGATGGGCACGATGGACACTTTCAGAACAGTGGTAGCCCCTGCAGATTTTATTGAAACCGTGAACACGATGGGCGTTTTGCTGTATGCAAAGCAGAAAAATCGGGATTACGACAGAGGAATCGATATTCATACTCAGAGTAATCCGCTTCCGCTCTGTCTGAGGCCTGGTGTTCTGGTAGAGGTCAAAAGTTCGACCTGACAGCGAAGGTAAGTCATGAGTTTTGATACTGATCTTACTGATAGTCTACTTGATTTATTTACCATTGCAGGTCAGGAGGCGACATTAATCAGGTGCGGAGTGGAAACCCCTTGCCACGCGGATGTGATTAAGGGGGTTGACCTGCAGCCCAGCGGATTTTTCATGCAGGTAAGCGGGAATTCCACGGTGATAGAATTTTTACTTTCTGAGATTGTTACAGAGCCTGACAGGAACGATACCGTGATAGTAGGGACCACTGTATACACCGTGGAATCGATAGCGGAGAATGACGGATATACAGTTAAGGTGGTAGTTAAACAGGAAGAGTAGATATGCCTGGATTTTATGTTGAAATCAAGGGCTTAGAGGATGCACAGAAGCTGCTATCCGGTATTAAGGATGGTAGCCGGAAGGCCATTGTCCGCGCTTTAAACAAAACCGTGGGGACCTTTTCCGGCGGGGTGCAATCGGATGCAGTGAAAAAAGTGGCTGAAGAATTTAATCTTACACAGAAGGCCATCAAACGTGATTTTGTGATAAAAAAGGCTAATTATTCCGATCTTTCGGCCTATGTACGAGCCAAGGGCAAGCCAGTTCCCCTTGGCAGATTTGGCCATACCAGGCAGACACTGAAGGGGGTCTCGGTCCTAGTCAAGAAAGCTAAGCCGCGAACGATAATCCGGCACGCTTTTATTCCGAAGCTGAAGAGCGGTCATGTAGGAGTTTTCTGGAGGACAGGAAAATCACGGTTTCCGATCGAGCAGAAGTTCGGGCCACGAATAGAGGATATCTTTTCCAACAAAGAAGTTATGGAACCGATTTTACAGAAGGCACAGGAGCGTTTGGATAAAAATTTTAATCATGAGGTCGAATTTCTTCTTACGAGCAGCAAATGAGCACGATCAGAGAACAGATCATAGCGGCAATTACCACGAAATTAGCTGATATCACAATTGAGAATGGCTATGCTACCAATGTCGGGCTAAAAGTGGAGCGGGTGCGGCCTGTTTTTCAGCCTGCAGAATTGCCCGCAACCTCGGTTATCCCTCAAGCGGAAACGGCGGAACGGATCTGCGGGAAAGTGGTTTGCACGATGCCCGTTACTATCGAAGGGTCATGTCTGCACGGAGAAGTAAACCCCTCGGTTATGGCTGAAAAAATTCTGGGAGATTTTATTGCCTGTCTGACTGAAATCGAGCGGCTGTTGTCCTTCACTTCCGGCGGTGAGATTAAAATCCGGCCAGGCAATGTAATCAGGGGAGCGACATCGGCAGCGGCGGCCAGGGTTGTAGCGGTAAATCTTGTCTCCGGTATATGGGCGGATGGAAATGCTGCGGGGACTTTGCGGGTCAGGATGCAATCAGGGACTTTTCAGGCAGAAAATTTGAATATCGGAACCACTTTAAATGTGGCCACGATCGCTGGCAATTCAACCGTGATCACTCCCCTTGGCGGGCTGATCGATGATATTTATTATTCCGGCGGAGGGCCGGAGTCCTATCCGGCATCCGGTCAGGAAATAACCGGATGCCCTGCCACTTTTGTCGTGAAATATAAAACTTTGCTGGGGAATCCCTCAGCTCAATAGGAGGTATAAATGGGTACTGCACAAAACGGGGGGCTGTACTACGAGGCCGGGCAGACCCCTGTCGCCATGGCCGCTTTATCCGATTCGGGTGATCATCTCACTTTCGAATCGACAGCTACCAGGTTTTCTATGAAATCCGGCTATGCTCCGGTTATCAGGCCGAACGGATTGATTACGGGAGGGGCAATTACTCCTCATGTCGATAATAATAAACTCACGATAGCGGCATTGACCTGTTATTTGGCCGGAGTTCTGACTGCGGTCAATACCGGGCCGCTGACAATCACTCGTGGGGCTGCCGAGACGCCGTTTATTATTAATTCCCTGACCGTTACCGATGCAGGAGCTTTGGCGGCGGTAACCGGTACGGGTCACGCAACGGCTTTTTCGGAGACCAGGGACGCTGCCGGTGGGCCTCCCCTTATTCCTGTCGGTCATATCGAGATTGCCCAGATCCGGACTACTCTGCACGATGCGGCGGCCATTGCGACCAGCGAAATTTATGTCGTCATTGGGACTCATCGGGAATATTACGCTTATCCTGCCTGGGCAGTAAATGAAGAGGACGGCACGATTACTTTTGTAGCGACGCTTCCTCTTTCACATACCGGAGCAATCCCGAAGGGCGTTTTTGCCAGCGCCTATCAGCCGGTTATGACACTCCTGGAGGATATTGCCGACGTGGTGCTGCCGGAGACAACTAACTCGATCACGTCGAAAGAGGTTTACGGCGGGGCAATAGGAGCGGTTAGTACTTCGATCGGTCAGGGATCTTTTACGGCTTATTTGTCTGACGGGATCTCGGATATTCTTCTTCAGCAGAAAAATCAAAAAATATGGTTCGACTGGTATCCGGATAAAAACGAGACTCCTTATGCGCGGTGCAACGGAATTCTCGGCATAGCGAGGACTTTTCCGACGGGTGATCTGATCCAGGCGAATTGTACTATCACTTGCGAAAATGCGGCGACAGAGGTGACGACCTGATGGGATTTGATTTCAATAAATTGGTGAATGGTCAATTTGTCCCCAGAGAGGAAATTCTGACCCTCCCTGACCTGAAAGAATTTTTCCTCGAAGGGGAAATCCCCGAATTCGTGGTCAGGGGTCTGACCGGCCATGAATTCGGGAGAGTTCAGGAAGCGGTTGAACGCAACAAAGGTCTCTCCGAGATCCTTGACGGGCTGACTTCTGCCATTCAGAAAGAAAAAATTGAAGCTTTAAAAGCCAGCATCGGCCTGTCGGAAAAAACTCCGAATGAGATCGTTAAACGCATTCAGCTTTTAATCCTCGGCTCTGTCAACCCGAAGTTCGAGCAGGATTCCGCTGTACGTTTCTGTAAATATTTTCCTATCGAGTTTTATCAGCTTACAAACAGGATCACGGAGCTGACCGGGCAAGGTCATATACCGGGAAAACCAAAGCCCTCTGGAGAGATCCAGGGATAAGGGCCTGCTTAGCACTTTGTCACTCCAGGGGGCGCTTTTTGTTTGAGGTCAGGCCGGATATTTTTCCCGAGGGATATTTGACGGACACAGAGCTTGAACTTTGGGGCCTGTATCTGGAGAAAAATGGCAAACGTTGAAAAAACTGTCTCGATTATCTTTGGCGCAGAGGACAAAGTTTCTTCGGTCGCATCGTCCGTGGGCGGTGCATTAGGTCAACTTGGCGACAAGATTGACAAGGGCGCGGCTTACCTGGCTAATTTTGCAAAAGGAATGCTTGAGGTTGAATTCGCTGTCGGTGCTTTGGCTGCGGGGACCCTGGCGGCAGCAATCAAGGAAGCCGGAAGTTTTGGTGACCAGGTAGCGGAGATCTCCACTCTGACCGGGGCCACATCGGGAGAAATAGACGGCTTCAGAGAGCAGATTCTCAATTACTCCCGTGATTCCAAGAAATCCATTGACGATATCAACGGAGCTATTTATCAGGCGATATCCCTCGGCGTAGACTACAAAGATAGTCTCGGCCTGATCAAGGATGCTGAAAAACTTGCCGTCGCAGGCAGGGCCGAGTTGATGGATACTACTGAACTTTTAGGGGGCACACTCAACGCCTACGGTGCAAAGGTCAGTGATGCCGCGCATTACTCCGATGTTTTCTTCGAAACCGTCCGCCTTGGAAAAACCACAATCCCCGAACTTTCCGACTCTCTCTCACGGGTAACGGGTATTGCGGCCAATGCCGGGATTCCGATAGAAACCCTTTCCGCTGCCATTGCCGCACTAACGGTCACTGGTGCACCTACAGAGCAAGCGATCACGGGTATCAGGGCGGCGATCGACAACATTATCAACCCCAGCAAAAAAGCCAGTGATATGGCTGAAACCCTGGGTATCAGTTTTGGTGCGGCTGCCTTGAAATCCGAAGGTTTTGAAGGGATCATGAAAAAAGTCTATGCGGCAACAGGCGGAAATGTCGAAAAAATGGCAGCTCTGTTCGGATCGACAGAGGCGCTTAATGCCGTACTTACTTTGGGTTCTGACAAATCAGGCAAATTCGCAGAATCCATGACGGCTATGCAAAATGCGGCTGGATCTACCGAAAAAGCCTATGAGAAAATGGCCAACAATTTTTCCGGCATCAACCAGAATCTGGCTAACAACATCAAGGCCACCCTGATTGATATGGGAACCCCACTCCTCAAATCTTATGGAAGTGTTGCTGAGGGAATAGTGGCAATATTTAAGGGTCTCTCAATTTCATTCGATGCCGGTACATTTCAGCCGGTTTACGATGAGCTGAACGGTTTTGCCGTCAAGGTGTCGGAATTTTTGAAAGGTGTGGCCACGGCGCTGCCGGAAGCACTGGCAATGGTGGATTTTTCGCCTATTATCGATGCTTTTAAAACCCTCGGTGGGGCGGCGACAGACTTCCTTGACGGGTTTGATCCCGCCAAGCCGAAAGATCTGGCTGCGGCGATACAGTTTGTCGTGGATTCAATCGGCTCTATGATTACGGTGACGGCTGGAATAGTCGATCAATTCAGTCCGGTATGGGATATGATCAAAACCGGAATTGAAAATTTTAATCAACTTGATGGCTCGACAAAAGAGAGTACAGGCCATATCCTTGGCCTGGCGATTGAAATTGAGAAATTCGGCAAGGCACTTGGGGTTATTTTTGCTGCCTTCGAGTGGTTTGGAGTAAAAATTTCAGACATGGGCGATTATTTTTCTGATGTGGCCTGGCGTGTAGGCAACATGGTAGACATTTTTAAGGATCTGCTGACCTTCGACTGGGAAGGGTTGAAAAAAGATGCCCATAATTTTTGGTACGACTCGGAAAAAGAGGCTAACGCTGCGGCTAAATCGATAACGAGCGCTAACGAGGCCTGGTGGGCCACGGGGGATGCGGTCACAAAATCCAGTGATCAGTTGGGATCGGCATCGGGCAAAACTAAGGAACTGACTACCGAGACCGATAAGGCCGCACAAATGGCTAAAGAGTTTGATGAGGTTTTTGGTCACACGTCAAAAGGGATCTCCTCTTCTGTGTCTACAGAGATCGTGCCTGCTATGCAGAAGGTCTCCTCTGAATCTATCAAAACCAAAACTGATCTTGAAAAGCTTCCTGAAAAATTAAAAATTGCCATTGAACTGCAAAAGGTGGACACGGCTCAATTCGAAGCGGAGACGAAACGGATATCGTCCATGTTGGATTTTAAGGCTAAAATCGATATTTCTCAGATTGAAGCGGAGACAAAACGGGTAGAAGCTACTTACAATTCTTTGGATAATTCAATAAAACTTTCGACCGATTCACTGCAGGGCCTTTTCACAAGTCTTCTAACTTCGTCGCAAGATATATCCGCACTTCCGGTTTTAAGAGGGCAGGTACAAGTTTCGCAATTTCAGGCCGTAACGGATCGTTTATCCAAAGGATTGGATTATAATAGCAAAATGGCTGATATTAAAAGCAAGATTTTAATTGCTGGTCTTGAAACGTCGGCTGATAAAACTAAAACCGTTTTTTCTGCATTCTCCTCTGAGTTTATGGCTATCTCAACATTTTCTTCCGACTTGCTGAAGGCTTTTGTCGATCCAAATCTTGAAAAATCCAAAGTTGATTTTCTCAAACAGGAACTCGATGAAGAAAACAGACAAAAATGGGAACTCATTGAATTGCAAAAAGTTTTTACCGGAGCGGAAATCAGTCTGATGAAGGCGCAGGAAAAATCGCTTAATTCCGGTGAGGCCATTTTTACAGTCTCCGGCGAAGGCTTCAGCCCGATGACGATTTCAACGAAAAATTCTCAGAAAACCTTTAATCTCATCGAAGATCAAATCAAAAAGGAGAGTCAACGGAAAGATGATCTTTTGGAACTGCAAAAAGAAGCCGTAAAGGCACAGGTCGGTTTGATGGAGGCACGCACAGCATCCATTGAACGCGGGGATGCGATCATAAAAATTTCTGGTGATGGACTGGCTCCGTATCTCGAGGCCTTCATGTGGCAGATTCTGGAGGCAATCCAGGTGCGGGCATCGCAGGAGGGCCTTGAGTTGCTTCTGGGGGCGCTGGGATGAATACGTTATCTATATCGTCAGCTCTTTTTGACCTGAATAGCCCTGTTGAACTGGAGATATTGCCGACGTCCTCCCTGCAGGAAATCTCCCGAAGAGTAACCCGCACTCCCACCCTGGATCTTGGAGTATCGATTACGGATAACGGATTCTCACATGGGGACAGGACCATGAAGATTCAGGCCAGGGTATCCGAAGCGATGGCCGGTATCCTGGCTTATCTGATTCAGACCTATTCACTCCTTACTTTTTCCCTGCCGGAGGGAATTTTTTCAGGGGTAATAGGAAATTATATAAACGATAATGGAAGCATATCATTTTCTATTCTAATAAGTGAAAAATTAAACGAGGATTAATCCTATGGGTTCAAAACTTTTTATTTTTGACGCTTTCCGAAAATATATCATGAACGGCACTATCGACCTTGATTCGAATACAATCAAGGTTGCGCTCGTTACATCGGCGCAGGTAACGGATTATGATGACTGGGCGGGAACGACTGCCTACGTAGTCGGGGATATCGTGGTGCCAACCGTCGATAACGGGCACAGATACAGATGCACCGTATCCGGAGATTCCGATAGTGTGGAGCCGACTTGGCCGACGGCTGACGGTGGAACGGTAGTCGATGATGAAGTGACCTGGGAGGAATACGGCGGGGCTTTGGCTGATAATGAAATCTGGGCCGATGCATCGACAAATGAAGTCACGAACGGCGATGGGTACACTACTGACGGAGAGACCCTTGGAAGCAGCGCAATAACCTATTCAGGCGACGAGGGAAAGTGGGATGCTATCGATGTTACCTGGACAGCACTGACAAAGACTATGCGTTACGCCTATATCTACAAGCTGGGGACAACGAATGGGATAGTTGACGGCCTGATAGGGTATGTCCTGCTTGATACCACTCCCGCTGATGTGGCCGTTACAGGGATAGACTTTACTCTCAGTTTCAATGCTGCCGGAATTTTAGTGCTCAATTAAGGACTCAATATGTCAATTACAATATCTCTTGCAGATGGGATTGCATTTCTCAACGATTCAGGGAAAGACTGGATACCCTATACCGGGGAGAGCGGGCAATTCAAACGGTATAAAATCAGAGCGATTGACACGGATGGAAAAGTTACGACTGGATGGATCGGGGAACGGGGAACGGGGGAAACGCTGGGAAATAACCTCGTCGTTAACGGAATTAATTGGACTGATAGCAATAGTGATGGATTAGCGGATTTATGGAGTCCTAATTCTATACAGACTTCATCAATAGTCACGGGCAACGGATTTAGTGGGAATGCTCAACGGGTTGATCATATTGCAGATTGGACAGGGATTGCTCAATTACTTAATATTGAAAATTTACCTTATTTATTCAAGGCTGGTCTTTCATATCGATGTAATTATCTATTAAGTATAGGAATTTTATTTTTCCCAAATAGTTGGACAAATTTTTCTATAAATACAGGCAATGCTATTTCCACAGGTCCTTTTTATTGCACCAATTTGTCGGGAGCGTCAGACCTGATAATAGCGTTATTACCCGGAAATGGCGATAGTTATTTTGAAGTGGATGATATAATAGTTCAGCAAGTTCTTACTCCTACTACTGACGGCATAAAAATTTACTCCACTCAATATGGTTCAGTGCAGAGTTGGGAAAGTATTGAATCCGGGTTTAATGCGAATTCTATCGCCAATTATGAATTGATTTTAGTTCCCGCCTGGCTCGGTACCTGGCAGAAAAGAATACAACTCACTATCGATCATACCAAAGTCGATGATACCCAAACCGATTTTCCGGCGCTTATTTACCTCAGCGCAGCATCGGGCATTTCCGACATTGACGCTTCCTGTGTATTCGATGAACTTGGCAGCGATGCAAACCGGCTGAAAATTGCAGTCACGGCGGATGATGGTTTTACTCAACTCTATGTCGAGATCGAGCAATGGGACGATGCAGGCGAGAAAGCCTGGCTGCATGTCAAAGTGCCGGACGTCTCTTCTTCCGTAGACACGATCCTTTACCTCTATTATGATTCAGGGCAGGCCGATAATACTGATTATGTCGGAGATACGAATAGTTCTTCGGCTGAATTGGTTTGGGAAAGCGTAAATAAAATCGTGTATCACTTCGATCAGAATCCAGCGGGAACTGTGCTGGATTCCACGGGCAACGATAACGACGGCACGTCTGGCGGATCGATGACATCAGGAGACCTCATTGATGGGCAGGTAGCAAAATGCCTGGACATGGACGGGGATGATGACTGCATTAACCTGGCGGATGATATTGAGACCGCCGGGATGCTGACAGTCATGGCCCTGGGGAAAATTACCGGCTATACTAACCGGCCAGGAATAGGCGGAAACGATACATACTATGCAGATGGCCGTATAGTTATTTACACTGATCAGATGATTAAGTTTTCAACCACTACGGGAGACGAGCATCTGATTTATCTTACCGAAACACTGCCTGTGGATACCTTTTTCTTGATCTCAGTAACCAGGGATTCCAGTAATAACCTGAAGGTGTATTTGAATGCCACGGACATAACGAGCGAGTCACCGACTAGTGATGGGTCAATCCTCTGGCACAGAATAGGGGATAACCCAGATGATTCGGGGTTAAAATCCTGGTATGGACCTCTCGATGAATTCCGCTTATTAAATACCTGCAAATCGGCGGCCTGGGTCAAGGCCACCTATAACAGTCTATTTGATTCACTCGTTACCTTCGGGTCGGAGGAGGTCCGTACTCTGATCAGTGTGCCTTTCTTTATCATGGGCTTGATCGGAAAATTACCCTTGACAATGCCCGTATTAGTGCCAGTCAGGGGATTATCGATCCTGCGGAAAGTGCCCTCGACAGAGAGCAGGGTCACTATCGGGACAAAAACATTTTGCCTGGTCAGATATAACCCTTCATCAAAGTCAGCCCTGTCCGTACCTCAGAAAACGATACGATTCATGAAGTCTAATCCCTACGTTATGGGATCTGTCCCTGCATCCCTGTTTTTATCCGGCAGGGTGCAAACAAAATATATCCTCACTTTGACCGGGTGGCTAGACAGCATGAATGACATTGAGATCCCGATATCATCTTTTTCGTGCAGGCTCTCAAAAGTGATAAAGCGGAGTCGGATGAATATTCCACCGTGGTTCGCCGATGCTAATTATTTTGCCGGGCAGATTGTCAACCCGACACTTTTAAATGGATATCAATATCGATGTATTATTCCTGGCCGGTCAGCCAGCGCCGGAGGCGGGGATTCTTTCCCTGCCTGGGGGATAATCCGTAATTTTGATACCGGAAAGCGCATAGTACCTACTGTCAGTAAAAGTAACGGACATTGGTATCAGGCGATGAATCGGGGATGGACCGCATCAGCAGAACCGACATGGCCAACAAGAAGCCATGTCATAGTTGCTGATGGTTCCCTGCACTGGAGAGAGGGGGGGCTTATTTCCCAGTCGAGCGGGGAACCTGCCTGGCCGACTACGATCGGACAACAGGTAAACGACAATGGAATCCTATGGGAAAATATCGGACACTTCGCTGTGTGGCAGGCAGAAACGGCGTATAAGTCAGGTGAGATAGTCCAGCCGACAACCGCAAATTTCCATCAATACCGGTGCACTATGGCTGGGACGTCGGATAGTGCAGAACCTGCCTGGCCAACAGGAAACGGAGCGATTATTGTTGACGATGGGGCAACCTGGGAAGAATATGGAAGGGTACTTCATCCTGTTTTAATGTCACTTTCCACTGAGATACCTGATGCCGCATCCTGGCTGGAGGCGGTTAATGCGAGGTTGCATGGAACGTTTAGACTTCGCAGGGAATATCAGTATCCCGGAGGGGAACGGATAGAGGGGTCATATGATGTAATTTTGCAGGATATCAATGTGAAATATACAACGAATTATAGCTCGATATCCCTGACCGGCACCAGAACCTTTACGGCAGATTACCTGTCCGGATCCAGAATAATCGAGCTTAAAAATCCTCAGAATCAGCAATCCACCCGGTTAGGGGCCTGGCGTTTTTCCCGCAGTGGCAAAATTAAGCACAGATGCGGTGTAAACACTATGCTGCGACCGGGAGATATCGTTGATATCAATAATGAATTAATTGAGATAGACAATATTCTGATATCAGTTGGCAGCGATAAAACGTACATGGATATAGAGAGCATCTGACATGGGAAGAGGCAGGATAATTTCAGGCGAAAATAAAGGGCTTTATCAGGTAGAACTTGTCAGGGACACGGCCAGAATAGAACAAAAAATGATTGTATTAACTAAGCTTATTGCTGAATTTACTACTAATATCCTGCTAAATCTTGAACCTGCCATGTATCTGGCCGAAATTGAAAAAAATACTGCCCTGACTGTTTTAAATGCGACCATCGCCGATTATGCGGCTGGATTAGCCACGAAAGAACAGGTGGATGCGGCCACAAAAGAATATAACGGGAAACTTTTTCTCTATCAAAAAGCTGTGAGATTGCTGCAGTTGAAACAAATTGAAAAGGCAGGGCTTCAAAAACAACTCGATGCTATCGGTTTCAATGCTGAAAATCCGGTAGTTACGGCCTGGTGTGCGGATCTGACAGAAGACTTGACCGGAGAGGTCGGGACGATAGAAATTCCCGGGGAGAGGGTATCGATACAGATCCAGCCGGGATATAGCGGGAATTCCATCTATAGCAGGATAAGGGACGGAATTTTGCAGCCTGCACAGGCGGGGTCTCCGGCAAATGTGTTCAACAACCTGGCTGCACTTCCGGGGTGGCAGAAATTCAGACCGACATACCGGACGGGCAGAATTACTTTTCTCAGTGAAGATCACACAGCGTGTACTATATCGCTCGACCAGGCAAAGAGTAGCCAACAGGATCTCAATGTAAATCAATCATCCAGACTTTTCAATGTGCCCTTCTCGTACATGGACTGTAACGGGATGATTTTTGAGATTAATGATAAGGTTGTGGTTAAATTCGGGAATCAGGACTGGGGCAATCCCGTAATTATCGGTTTTAAGGATAACCCGAAGGGTTGCATTGCCTGTAGAACGATAATGCTGAAATTAGTCAGAGATGATGGCCACATTGTTGCCAATACCGGAGATGGGGTTTACATTTCGGTTGAAGGAGTTTCCGGTCCCCTGAGTTTTGCACAGAATTATGACCCTTCAAGCCAGTATTGGACTATAATCCTGGATGAATATCCTGATGATGGATTTTGGATCTTTTGCGGCTGTATCAAAGGGGTAACGGTGCAGTATCCGTATCGTTATCATTCCGGCGACTGGCATGCTTCCGAAGATAAGATTGGCGTCGGAACATACACCGTAAATATCCCGTATTGGGAAGTGGAAGACTCGTGGGACCCAGAACCTGCCAGCATGGAATGTCCATCAGGCCCCGGACATACTGTTGGATTCAATGGAGTGGAATTTGGCTTCGAAATGTGGTGGGCTGAAACATTCAAAAGAAAAATTATGGTAAAGTCATCTATACCATATAAAATAGTATATAAAGCTTATAAAAAATATGGTTTTTGTTCATGGGTTTATCCGGATGAGGAATGTTGGGTTCCAATAGTCCCTGATCCGCAGGTAATTTCATATAGAATTTTCAGCACTAATAATGAAATTAATATTATCGCAGGCGCTTTGGGTATAGTTGAAGATACTGAAGTTGAATCTGATGAATCTCCTTCTATTTCAGGAAAGGAATATTTTATAGGAGCTACTAATGATTCCCCGTCTAATTGGGAAGGAAAACCATTTGTTTATAATATTATAAATTTTTACTATCTTCATGATGACCATCTGCTTGTTGAAATCAGCGCCACTTATGATTAAATGCAGTAAATGTGATAGCAAAAATACCGAAATCAAAATGAAAATTGCCCTTGGCGGGAAAACGGGTTGATGCGGTCCATCGGTGATAATTTGCAGGGACTGCAAATATGTGAAAATTATCAACAAATGTATTAACTTAAAAAAGGTTGACACTCCAACGGCTGAAGCCAGTTGATTTTCTAGGACAGGAGATTATAACTAAATGGATTTTCATATTTTAACTCAGGATGTTGAAAAAAAAGCGGTTAATGCAGTCTTCCATCTTCCGGTCCCTGGGACTGGAACAAATCAGGCAGGTATTCAATGGAGAAACGCTGTAGTAATGGAATTGGGGGGAGCTGCCGCCATTACATCAATTCTTACAAATATTACGTCAGACGAATTAGCTCTATTAAAAACAGGGGCAATTCTGGAAAGGCAGGATTATTTTTACTTTTCCTCTACTGCCTTGACTGATGTTCAGAGGTTGACCCAAATCAAAGCCAGATTTACTTCACTAAAAACGTCGGTAATTGCTGAAAAACAAATCACCCTGGCCTTTATGGGCTATGCCGGAAACGAGGTTTAAAAAATGAGTGAGGAACGCTGGGGAACTTACGATACTATCGTTACTGCTATCACAACCGGCCTTAATACCCTGGCCAATGCTGGTCAGGCTGCAAGTGCAGCCATAGATTTTACGGCAGCGGGCGTTGACCGGAAGAAGTATATGGATGCTGAAATTTACTTAGCATCCGTGGATTTATCTGCACAGGTCAGTCCTTGCATTTATCTCTGGTTGATCGCCAGAACTGATGGAACTAATTTCGAGGATGGAGCTTCGGTTATTCCTGCCAGATGCCCCGACAAGATTGTGCCCCTTCGGGTAATTAATGGAGCACAACGAGTCTTTGCCAGGTTATTATTAACTACTCCTGATCAAGGTGAGATTGTAGTCCAGAATAAAACTGGTGTTGCTTTGGCCGCTTCTGGGAATACGGTCAAATATTATACTTATGGGGATGAAATTATCTGATGTTTCGGCATAAATACGGTCTTTATAACCCATACGAAAAACCTATTCAAGGATTGTTTGAGATTGATCCAAATCATCCAATGTCTCAATACTTAGGTGCGTATTGGCCATTGAATGGGAGTCGTTTCGATAAAAAGAATCAATATAATTTGACCCTTGGTTCTGCCTTGACATGGGCACCAACTGGTCTCAATTTTCCTGGCGGCGCTAACTCCACTACTAAAATTGCCACCTTCCCTTCTCTGAATCTCGGCACGGTACATACGGTTTGTTGCAAGGTAAATATCCTTGCAGCGACCGTTGCCGAATTGATATTGGCAGGGGCTGCCGGTCACTATGCAATTGATCTGAACAGCTCTAATCAATTTAAATATTCAGCGGCGACGGGCAATGTGGTGGCTGTCTCTTATACCCAAATTGTAGGTCAATCGGTAAACTTAGCCATTACCCGCAGTGCAAAATCTATTTCCTTTTTTGTGAATGGCGGTCAGGTCGGCGCTACTCAGACCTTACCTAATAATTACGATTTGATCGTTTCTGCTTTTGGGGGATATAGCGATGGAACTTATTTAACTAATGAAATAACAGAACATGCCGCCTTTTTCAATATTGCAGATATTAATATCGTCAAACAGATGCACGCTGACCCTTATGCCATGCTTCGACCGATTGGACGGGGTCGGTTGTGGTCAGTCTCTTCAGTATTGGTCACAAAAGATTCTGTTTTCCCTGTTGACCTCATAAAGAATCTTTCTGTTGACAAACAATTCCCTGTTGACCTTGTGAAGAATCTCTCTGTCGATAAACAATTACCTGTCAATCTCATAAAAGGTCTTTCTGTCGATAATCAATTCCCTGTTGACCTCATAAAGAATCTTTCTGTTGACAAACAATTACCCGTCAATCTCATAAAGAATCTCTCTGTCGACAAACAATTCCCTGTTGATTTTGTAAAAAAGTTGCAGATAACCAGCGGAATAAATATTCAGTCTCTCAAATGGTTGATTCATGACGATCAAATCATCATTGATCTGGTCTACGGAGAAGGGGCCACTCATCTGGTTTCCGTAACTTCCACCTTCTCCGTAAATGTACTCAAAACAATAGCTCAAAATTCAGAAATACCGTTTGATTTTATCGATGGATTTCTGTTCAAAGCAGTATTGGCCATGATGAGTTTAAAAAAACCTTCGGCCAGTATGAGTTTAAAAAAACCAAGTACTTCTTTCGATTTGATAGGAGATTAACTATGAGCATAGCAACGACAGAACTTATACTTTATGGCTCGGCTGTCATGCCAGACGATGATAGTACGAGCAATATCGGGGGGGCAATAGACACTGCGAAAAAGATAGTATTTTCTGATATCACGCCTGCCGGTACTGTGGAAATGGTCTCCTCGTCAGGAAGCGATACTACGCAGACTGTGACGATTTATGGCAGAAATGCTGCTGGAGAGCTTATCAGCGAAGTGAAGACGGTTGCGGGTGTAGGAGTTGTGGCTTTTACTCTCACGTGGGAGCGCATCCAGAAAGTGGTAATGTCGGCCACGGCTGTGGGTACGATCACGATCCGCAAGGCCGGCGCCGGAGGCGATCTCATCACTATGGCACCTGGCATTACACAAGTAAGGGTGCCATTTTACAATGCGGCCATCCCCTTGACCGGCACGACTGATTATTATGAAAAAATGTTTTATAAAAACACGAATGAGACTCTTACCTTGACCCTTGCGGTTGTCAAGGAATATGCAGATCCACTTGGTAAAATCACCTTCGGCTTGGCGGCCACCCTGAACGATACTGCGACCACTACAAACCGGCTGACCGCTCCTTCTACGATTGTCTTTGACAGCGCAGATAAAAACGTAGTTAACAGTCAAAATCTGACTGCCGGAGCTGCACAAGGGGTCTGGCTCAAATTTTCCCCTGTTTCTTCCGACAGCCCAGCAAAATCAACCTATACTCTGGAGATTACGGGACAATCGACATGATTGCCCTGGCCGAAGTAAACGAAAAATCAAGTTGTGTTATACAGGTGATGTTCTCCGATGAGGACGGGAATGAGGTAACGCCGGATTCCGGCACGTATCGGATAGATGATGTCCTGACGGGTACTGCAATCAAGGCTGTTACGGCTTTTATTCCTGAAAGTAATGCTTATGACATCCATATATCCTCTGCCGAAAATGCGATAATAAACAGCTCAGAAGTTTATGAAAAAAAGCTTGTTACAATTACCTGGTCAAAGGTGGCCGGAGCGGTCCTGATTACGGGGACAGGTGCATATATGTATAAAGTGATTAATTTATCAAAAATTTCATAAGGGATAAAATGAACATATTTGAATGGATTTCAAAATCGTTAATAGTGCTTTTAGTTGGGATATGTTCCTATCTGACAAAAATGGTCATTCAAATCCCTGAAAAATATGTTCAGAAAACCGAATGTCAACATGATTCTGACCGAATCTATAACGATAATAAAGAAGCACATAAGGAAATATTCAGAAAATTTGATGAACAAAGGGATATTTTGGATGACCTTAAAAATATGATTATGGAAATAAAAAAATGACGTTGCGGGAGACTCAAAATGAATTTACGAAAGTGGTAGCATTGCTTATCCTTTTTGCCTATCAAAAGGGCTATATGCTATCGTTCGGCGATGCATGGGCAAGGGATGGGCATAAAATCAATTCATTACACTACAGTCGGTGTGCTATCGATTTGAATCTGTTTAAGGATGGGAAATTCCTCGATAAGACAGAAGACCATGAAGAACTGGGAAAATTATGGGAAAGTCTGAATCCAAAGTGCAGGTGGGGAGGACATTTCTTAAATAAAGACGGGGGACATTATGAAATGGTTCCCTGATTGGTTTACGTAAGTTTCATCACCGTTTTGTTTTCCCTTTTCTTTTTTCCACTCTCCGGTTGGCAGCCGATAATACTTTTCCTGTCTGAGATTTTCCCTTGCCTCCTGCGATTTTATCCAATTCTTCGATGAGATTTTGTCTACGTTTTTGTTTTGGCGTCTGCTTTTTTAATTGCATGACTTCCATCCCTTCCGCCTGGCCTGCTCGTGCAGATCCCGCTCAGCCTCTTCGCGGGTGGGCCGCATGGGCAGCAAGGTAGATTTTATACGGGCCATGCTGCTAGAGGGCTTACGCCAGAAGGTTCCCCATTCGTGATTTCCGATGCCCTGAGAAATAAAAAGGGAGCGGTCCTGTTTATCAATATAAAGAGGTCGATCAGCTTTAAAATTCCTATGCTTTTCGTATTCCATTTTTGCCTTATTATATCTGTCATAATTTTTATTATTAAAATCTTCCATAACTTTTGACCAAAGTTTCTCAGCTTCAGGGCAATCAAATTTATTTTCGATACATCCGCAAGGAAGTGGATTATTCACTTTTTACCTTTCCCATAACTTGAATCACTTTTAATCATGATGAAACTCAAGGTATCCCCTAAAACTAAAACATAGCCAGAAAAAACAAGGTTCCCCGAAATTCCAGCAAAAGACCGGCTTAAATTGCCACCAAAGAACATGAACGGCGAAGGATACCTTAAATCCTTCGATCCGATGCCCGTTATATTTGCCTCGTGGCCAGCGGATGTGATCAAGGATGCGTTTCATTTTGTCGATATCTCCAACATGGAGTTACTTTGGGGCTACTAAAAAATCATATATAACTATTTGATTTATTATTGATAATTAAAATTATTATCATTAGCCCTGATTTAGTTCCTAAATTATATATAACCTATTGATTTTATTATCAATATTTTTCAAATATAGTATTAAGTAGACATTTGGAGGGAAAATATCTACTCGCTTGAAAGTCATTGATTCTATTAATCATATTTTTGAACTTTTTGACTCCAGGGCTAGTCTGGGGCTAGTCACTGGGACTGGTTTTTTTATTTTCCTGGGAAAATGTATCTTCCTCCATTTTTTGAGAGCTTGCTCGATAGTGGGATGACTATCCATGATACATGTTCCTTCAGAATTACGATTCCAGATGCTTATCTTGATATGATTATGATTGCATCCAGAAATACATGTACGGATACATTTATCGTGAGCCATTATTACAAGTCTGGTCAGTGCATTAGAATCAAATGTTGCTAAACTCCCACAATGGCTAATACGCCACCCACTATCGTCTTCAAAAATTTCCCCAGGTATATGATGTTCCCCGCCATAAAACTCTGCAAAAAATTCAATAGCTTCTTTCTTGGTCATTTTTCTTTTTCTTTCCTTTTTCCCATCTTTACAACTTTCCCCTCCTTGATATCCAAAACCCGTTGCAAACCCTCAACACCTATATGCGTATACCTCTCTGTCATTTTTGAATCGGTATGCCCTAAGAATTTTTGCAATCCATACAGATCCACACCCTCCTGTACGGCCTGGCTTGCAAAGGAATGCCGGGTGCCTTCATAAAGCGTCACCCGTGGAACTCCTGCCAGTTTGAGGGCCGTATCCCAGACGTCGTTCAAAGTGCATCCGGCAAGGTACGGTTTCCCTGTCCGTTCCTGACGAAAGACAAATCCTGATATCCCTTTGACGTGCATTCCTTTCAGAATCTCACAGACCTCATCATTCAAGGGGAGGATTCTCCCTCGTTTCGTTTTTGTGCGATCGGCCTGATATTCCCCCCTCGAAAATGTCCTCCGGATATGCACATATTTGTTGATCATATCCACGTCTTCCCATTGCAGGGCACGGGCCTCTCCCGGCCTGCACCCCTGCTTAAACATAAAGGTAAAAATTGCTTTATGCCGATCAGGGATATGGGCAAATATGAGGGTCTGCGCCTCTTCATCAAGCCATTTCCGCTGGACCTCCATCGTTTTGATGAGAGGAAAATCAGGAATAACTTTGAGGTCTTCCCGCTTTTTTGCTTCCTGAAAAATATTATGGAGAATGGAAAGAGTTTCCTTCTGAGAGGAGAGTTTTAATTTTTTAGGCAGCGATAACCTGAAATCTTCGATATCCCCTGCCCTGATATCACGAAGATCTTTCCCTGCGAACGATGCAAAGAAGGTAATATATTTGCCGACTGTATACTGATCATGCAGAAGCGTAGAAAGTGACAGCTCCCCGCGCTCTTTTTTCTCTTTTCGCCTGGCCAGATAGTTTTTGCAATATTGTTCCCATTGAAGGGCTTGGTAGCTCTTCGCCACATAGTCAGCCGGATTGAACTTATGTTTGTCGATTTTTTGCCTGATCTCGGACACAACCCTCTGTGCTAACTCATAGCTGTTTAATACCCTGCCGTCATTATCCGAGTAGATTTTTCTCTGCTTTCCATTCCAGAAAATCTCCAGATACAACCGCTTCGGGATGCTGATTTTTGCCTTTGATAGACAAGTCTCGCAGGCCAGAATATGCCCAAAATCTTTAAAATTGTTTCCACACTCCTCACATTTCCCCTTTGCCCTTATGTGCCCTTTCATACATAATCCCTCCATAACTTCATTATATGAGAGATTATGCAATAAATTGATATTATTTGTCAAATCAGCAGCACTCGCCGATTGCTGCTGCCAGGCGACGAGCTGAGCCTGAAGAGCGGAGAGCTGTTGCTGAGTGAATAAAAGCAAGGCATTATTATTCATTTGTTTTGTTATTTACCTGATTTTATATCCCAATTCCCTTAAATCTTCTACAACTTCCTTCCCTTAACGGGAAAAGGATATTAATTTATTTACCTGTTCTTTCCAAAATATTCTGGTGGCAACTTCCTTCATACCACCAGGCTTTTTTGATCAGTTCAATCGGATCTACTTGTATAGCTCCAAATCTTCTAGCCTTACCACGCATACCTGATATGGTCAAAACATAGTGAGGATTGTTTTTATTTGTTTGATACCACGACCTTCTTAATCCGATCATTTTGGCAAATTGATGAAGCTCTTCCTCTGATTCCGTGGAGACTAAATGCCCTATCTCATCAAATATGATCATATTTTCACCTCAAAAAACCCCTGTCTCCCTTTGACGGGGAATGGCTTGATGGCCTCAATCAATTTCAGTTTCCAGGCATAACGGCCATTATGAAAATCACCGAAAAAAGTTTCATAAAGAGGTCCTCCCGGATTAAGACCTGAGACGGCGAAAGTGGGTATACAATGGATCAGTTCGACGACAGCTACAGCCATTCCAAAATTGAGATCACTTATTTTTACTCCAGGCCAATTTGTATAACCACTCAATTCCAATGATTTTCCGATGAGTGGGGCCAGCCCTCCTTGAAAATGCCATTGAGATAATTTTGAAATCAATTCCGGCTTCTTAAGGCCACCCTTTGCCGCACAAATCAAAAGAGGACCTCTGTAATGCGTTGCCCATGATCTGGTCTCCCAGGTTTTTGCTCCGGTACGGATCAAGCTGGCATAGGGTTCCCAAAGACTGATAGCCCTCATTTATCCCCTACTCTGCGGTGAAAAAATCGCTCTCCTGCAGAAACGTGACAAGATCCTCGATGCCTGGCCGGTTGACCTGGTGCCATAGATCTAAAATCTGTTGTCTGACTTTTTCCATATTAATCAATCTCCTCTAATTATTTTTTACCAAAGTCCTATTTCTTTAGTTTTTAAAAAATCAGTATCTTCAATCTCTATATCATCAGGATTAACAATACCTATTCTGCCCTGACCGTTCACGGTCAAAATCCCATCAGTATTTTCCTCTGATGCTTCCGACGTTTCCGGCAGATCCCCGCAATCCTCAGCCACCGCCACCCCGTCAACAGCAGTCAACTCCCCAGCCACGATGTGAAATCCCTTCTGACCAGGCTCTTCACTGACCTGGGTTACCCAAAATTGAGCGCCATTTTTATGAGCAAATTCACAAATAATTTTCTGCCCTTCCTTATCCAGTTCACTCCAGCCGATATCGATGGTCACGATACCGATCCTGGGATGTTGGGCCAGACAGATGGCGCAGGAAATTTCGATTTGTTCCCGAGTACTGGCCTGATCTAAGGGGAGATCGTTATAGATTACTCTGCCATCCTCAAAGCCAAGGCCGGTAAGGGGGAGTTTCGCCTGCTCGACGAGGCGTAATTTATAGGCTTTAAGGGCCTCCATCTGGCTGGTAAGCTTTTCGGAATCTTTATGGGCATTTTCCCAGTCAGCCCGAGCCTTCTGTATTGTAGTCCTGTCCTGGATTACTTTATTAGCCTGCCTATTGTCCTCATCAACTTTTTTAATGCGGGCATCGATGTCACTGAAATCAGGTTCAATCAGCTCATCGGCTTTATCGCTCTCCGCAAAATATTTATCCTGCAGATCGCAGGACAGACTCACGAGGTCAACCCTTTCCTGCTTCAATGTTTCAAATTTTTTTTCGAGATCCGTTATTTCAGTATTATTGTTTAAAAGTTCCTTATTGATTTCCTCCAACTCTATTCTGAGAGACTCCGCTTTTTGCCGGATATCATCGTTTTTCTTTTTTTGCCCTTCGAGTTTTGCTCTTTCCTCGAAAAGCTCAATGACCGGCGTGACCTTCAGATCCTCCAGATGCCGTGGAATCTGGATGGATTCGATCACCTTTTCCAATCTGAGAACTTCTCGATTATTTTCAGTGCGCTCTTCAAAGAGGGCCTTGTTCACGTTATCGAGATAGAGCGCCTTATTATCTCCAATCTTGACCGTCTTCGCCGCAAGACCGGCTATTTTTTCAATTTCAACTGTATTGACAGGCAGCGGAAAAAGCCCCTGAACAATTTCAAGCTGCTCTTTTGATTTCATCCGCATAAACTCCAATGGATTGTGGGCCAGATCAGCCAGGCAGGAAGAGAGGAATTTTTGTGGGCTGGTGACCTGGTGGCCATCCGAACTTTCGACCTTCAGCGATTCTCCGCTCCTGGAGATTTTGCGGATAATCTTAAAATCTCCAAGATCAAGATAGATTTCGGCCTTCTTTTCTCCAGTCCGGATGGGCATATCCGGAATATGGCTTTTTCCGCTCAGCGCCATCCAGATAGCGTCCAAGATGGTTGATTTGCCCTGTTTGTTTTTGCCCGTCAAAGCAATTATGTCCCTGTCCCCAGGGAAAATATCGACCGCTTTGATTACCTTCGTATTTTCCGCCCTGAATTCAACGATCCGAAGCGGCCTGTCACCGTTATTATCATCCATAATTTTTTCGCCTATCAGGATCTCTTTCGGGAGATCCCTGATTATGATAAAAAGATTAATTTTTGTTAGTCGTTTTTAACTCTTCAATCAGTTTTTCAATTTCTTTGAAAATTTTTTCAAGGGTCTCAACATTTAGGCCATCCAGATCCTTCAAGCAAGTTACGATTTTGCTTTTGGATTGAAACCACGCATTAATCTTTTTTTCGTCTTTAGCAAAAATGGCTGTCAGGCGGGTGACTATTTTTTTTCGCAGACCGGCCTCTTTGCCATTTTCGGCAGATGATGCAGGGGAAGCAGATTCCGGTTGTTTTGGCGCCGGCGGCTGTGGGGCTTGCTGCCGGGCCTGACTGTCATTCGCCGGTGATTCATTTCCCAGACTATTCTGTACTGCCCATTCCGGCCATGGATCATTATCATCATCGAGGGTACCCTCGTAAGCCTGACGGCCTACTCCCCAAAGGGCCGCTGCCTTTTTAAAGCCATTCGTGACGGCACCCTTAAGGGCATCGAAATGCGTTTTGCTGATGTGCCCACCAGCATGCCATCTGACATCCTCTCGACTCAATACCCAGATGCCTATTTTAACGGTTATCTCCCAGCATTGTTTCCCCGTGCTGGTGGAGCCCTTATCCTGATTCATTATTTCCCAGAGCACGCCCCATTCTGTACCGAGTACCTCATTCAACCTATTAATGCAAAACTGAACACCATATCCGTCAGTGTCGTATCCCTTGTGGGTCAGCTTATCCTTTGTTCTCTGGATTGCTTCTGATGGAAGAGGATCTCCGAGTTTTTTTAACTTTTCAAGCATATTTTCCATTTTTTTTTACCTATTTATGAAAACCGCAACATTTTTTAAACTTTTTCCCGCTGCCGCAAGGGCAAGTGGTATTCCTGCCGGTTTTCGGCTGTCCATGTACGACCGTACATGTCAAATGTTTCTTTTCGATAGCTGTTTTATTTTCCCTGGTAAGTATCTCCTGTTCTCTGCTGTAGTTTTCGGGTGTTATTTTAAGCATGGGAGATCTCTCCAGGAGCCGGACACGGGACCCCATTAACTTTTTCCCATTCGATGCAGAGCCGGTCTGCTCTGATCTGATCATGGAGTCGGTGTACTATATCGAGCCAGGGGCCAGGAACAAAAAGGGGAGGATCGAACAAGTTTGAGCAAACGGCTGTATCATCGTACATAGCGATGGTATGCCGATAGTCGTCGTTTACGATGACTGCAAGCCCTTCACACTCCCATGTAAAAAGGAGTTTATCCTTACTTCTCTTTCCCAGATACCTGGTCAGGTTGCCGACTAGCTCGATGGTTTCCCGCTGTTTGATCAGGTCCCCCTTTTGTGCTTCCTGCATCATATTTTCCCCTCTCTATGGTTTGTAAATTAAAAGGTTTCCCCACCACACGTACCAATCCGTTTTAGTGTTGCGGGTACGATTTCCGGCGATTCTGATTGCCTTATTTAATTTGGATGTTCTGAAGATTCTTTTGTACTTAAGTGAACTGATTTCGTACATTTTCTTTCCCCTGGTGATCTCCCTGACCAGCGGGGGAGGTGCCAGCCAGGGAGATCTCACCCAAATCCGATCCCCGAAAAGATCGGATTACAGTTTACTCACTACCTTCATCAGATAATGGTGATTGCCTCTTCAGGGCATTCCTCTACGCAACTTCCACAACCGTCGCATTCAAACCCGTCAGGATTTAAAACCGGTTTTCCTTCATCCATCATTAAAGAATCGTTTGGACAGGTTTGAATACAAACCTCACAGCCTGTGCATTTCCAGGTATCGATAACTGGTGGCATATTTTCACCTCATCATCTTTCACATCAAATTTCCAGTGAGCCAGCCGGATCGGGATTGCTCAATGGGGGATGGACTTTCCCGACAGACCGGCTTTTTTGTGGCTCACAGGGGGGGGTAATCACCGAAGCCGTCGCCTGAGCCTGAGCCTGAGCCGTCGCCTGAGCCGTAGCCGTAGCCTGAGCCGTCGCCGTAGCCTGAGCCTGAGCCGTAGCCTGAGCCGTAGCCTGAGCCTGAGCCTGAGCCGTCGCCTGAGCCTGAGCCGTAGCCTGAGCCTGAGCCTGAGCCTGAGCCTGAGCCTGAGCCTGAGCCTGAGCCTGAGCCGTAGCCTGAGCCGTAGCCTGAGCCTGAGCCGTAGCCTGAGCCTGAGCCTGAGCCTGAGCCTGAGCCGTCGCCTGAGCCTGAGCCGTAGCCTGAGCCGTAGCCTGAGCCGAAGCCTGAGCCTGAGCCTGAGCCGTAGCCTGAGCCGTAGCCGAAGCCTTTTATGCCTTCCATATTGGCACTCCTTGTATTGATTTGACGGCTGCATCCGTACAATCTAAAATTTCGATAACCTCAGTTAATACAACTCGATCAACCGCACATGGAAAAATACAGTTAGCTGGTTTTGATGTACCCTCCATTGCCAATTGAGAAAGCGATGCCGCTCCATCCCAATACCACAGCATGCGGGTATTGGTCATTACGATCTCCTTACCCTCACGGGTTTTGATGTGGCCAAAAAATACGCCTGCGGAGTAGGTACGGACGATATAAAAAGGCTTTTGTAATTCTTCTGTTTCCTGTTTTGCTTCCTGCACTTCTTCCATTTTTCCTCCTGTCAGTGATACAAATATAATCCTTTTGTGTTATAACCGTCTTATGGATATGCTCAACGCCTTTCGGCATCAGAGAGATAGTCATTATCCCCCCAGATTTATATTCTTATATTTGCTCAACGTCTTTCGGCATCAGAGAGATAATCATTATCCACTAAAAATAATCATTGATATTAATTTTGCCCCAGGGAGCCGAAGCTCCCCAGGACTTTCCCGCGAAGCTCCTCTGGGGGAAGATTTCTTCGCGGTAATCAATTCATCAATAAATAATTATATTACTACCACTAAAACAAGTCAAGAATTTTTATTGCTATTTTTTAATAAGGATAAAATATTTTAAGAAGAGGTAGGGGGGATAATCATGAATCAGGAAGAGAAAATTGATATGATTCAGTATTTAAGTGCTGGAAGTCTGGCTATATCTATACTTACATCACTGCCATTGCCTATTTTTTCCAATAAAAATGTAGAAATAATGCGGGACAATCATATATTAAGTGAGGATGATCGTAAAAAAATTGATATTATATTAACAATTATTGGTTATCGCTATCATCTACTTTCTTTATGATATCAGAAAATTTTGTAGCTAATTTAAGTACTCTAGCAGCATCTTCTCTACTCTTTGACTCTATAAGGTGTTGAATATCAATGAGAAATTTTTCATCAACAGCAAGTACCATTTCTATAGTATCTTTTCTTTTTAAGGATAAATTATTGATATTTAAAAAATTTGATGGAATAAACAATTCCCAGTAATTAATCCCGACTATTTCCGAAAACATAGAGATCCTGTCAAAACCTATAAATATTCTCCCTTTGACAGGATCTTTTCTATCGGCCAACGTCCATGATGTTATCGTTTCAGGACTAACCGATTTTTTAAATCTATCTTTTATCTTATCAGATATAATTTTAGCCTCCTTCCTTAATTCACTTTCAAGCATTCCTTCTTTATAATTCAATATTTTTGCTATGTTTTCAGATAAAGGATTTTTAGCGATAATGGCTTTATTATCTTTCATTTTTTATTTCCCCCAGAGAATATGCATTTTATTATACTCCTTTTTTATATTAAAAAACAATTATAATTCAATAAGTTATCCTTAGTAGTACAAAAAAAATTCATCAATCTTGATAAAAAAGTTTGACTTCTATTCTTAGCCATACTAATATATAAATCATGAGAGCACTAAAAAAGTTTAAAATCGAAAAAGGTTTTACATATAAAGAGTTTCTTGTTTATCTCAATGAGAAAGGGATCAAGATATCCATGTGCGGGCTTGTGTTCTGGTGTATGGATTTTTCTTCGCCATATCATGCACAGATACTCCCAAAGCATGTTCCCAGACTCATTGAGATAACCGGTTACGGCTTTGCTGATTTCTACAGGGATATTCCTTGCGATGGGGATATTTCCGGCGAAGGGGCCACGGTTGCAGAAGTTGTGGCCCCAGCAGGTCCGGCCACGGGCTGAGTGGCCGGACCTGCTTAAATTTACCACCGCCTAGAGTGACAGGGGCGATCGGTTCGATCTGATCGATTTCATTCTGGCAAAGGTGCCGAATTCATTCTCCTGGTGAATCCGGTCATTTGGCAATTCCGGTCCCTCTGTTGTACAAACCCTGCACGGTAACGAGAGAAAATAGTCATCCTGTTGTAGGGCCCCCGTGCAGGATTTCTCACGATATTACCAGTTGGTTACATTTTATAACCGACTGCTTTGCTCATTTTTGGCAATTCCGGGGGACGCCTTCCCCGATTGCACTTGGCTACTCCGGTCTGGTCTTTGGCCTGTCAGACCGGGGAACTTTTGGCAATCACAGGCTGAAAGCCTGATTGCTACTTGATGGACCCCTGCAGGATGCCAGCGCCTCCTGCAGGGGTAACTTTGGCAACTATCTATCCCTCTGATACCGAAAAGCGTTGAGCACAGCGTGGTGTAGCGCAGTACAGTTCAGCTCAGCACAACAGAGCAGATGCTAAAACCATACCAGAGGTTTAGCGTAGGTGGACACAGGGGGGGGGATACTGACGAGTAATTTTCTCATATTTTTTATGATATTTTACATATAATTTATGGCAGATTATAGCGGTCGGGCAGACCGTTCAGGTGTTAAGCATCCATTAGGGTGTTTGCCTGAGAATCCCACTGGCTTCAGCCGTGGGAGTGTCAAGGCTTTACCCTGCCTGCGGGCGGGTTTGCATTCCCCTTTTCTTTCCTTATTACCCTGCGGGCATTTTGCCCATGCCCGCAGGGCCTCCTTTTAATCAGGCGGAAAGCAAGATGCAATTATCAGAAAACCAAACCTTTGTCAGAAATGGATACGAGAGACAGATCCTGACCGATAATGGCAAAAGTGTGCTGATAAAAACAATCGGGACTCCTGCCTGTCGGACAGTGGGGAGACCTCCGAAATCGGGAGGTAAAAAAGAGATCATTCCTGAAATGGTTGAACATTATTTCTTTCAAAGAGAAAAAAATATAAGATACAATTAGTTATATGAATGATAACGATAATGATTTTTCTGGGAAAATTAATAATATCCCTCAACAGTTGCGGGATTATCCTCATTGGGTGTGTTACAAACTTATCGACAAAGGTGAATCCAAACTGGCTAAAGTGCCCTATGACCCCAAAACAGGACATCCAGCAAAAGCGAATGATCCTGCGACCTGGGGAACCTTCGAACAGGCTTGTAATGCTTTAAAAAGTAAAAAATATAATGGATTAGGTTTTGAATTTTACGACGACGACCCCTATACGGGAATCGATCTCGATCATTGCGTTGAAAATGGCGTTATTCTCCCCTGGGCGCAAAAGATCATCGACCAACTTAATTCTTATAGTGAATTTTCTCCTTCAGGAACAGGAGTACACATTTATGCGGAAGCCCTGAAACCTATTGGGCGGTGTAAAAGGGGTGACATCGAAATTTATGTCAGGGGTCGATTTCTGACCATAACCGGAAATCGTCTGGACAACACTCCTGCCCTCATAGAAAAACGACAAAATGAAATTAATGATATCCATTTCAGTTTGTTGGAAGACCATCCCAGCAGGTTACACAGTGGGGGGGGGCATAAAACAGATGTCATTCTGAGCATATCCGATACTGAGTTGATCAATAAGGCCATAAATTCCAAAAATGGCCATGAATTTAAAGCCCTCTGGGAAGGTGATATATCAGGTTTTCGCTCTCAAAGTGAGGCCGAACTTTCTCTGTGTTCAAAATTGGCTTTCTGGACAAAAAAGGACTATGACCGGATAGATGCATTTTTCAGGCAATCCGGTCTGATGCGTGATAAATGGGATGAACGGCATGGAGAAGAGACCTATGGAGATATGACCATATCCAGGGCCATTGAGGGCTGTATTGAGACCTATAAAGGCAGAGGTCGTGGAAAGCAGGCCACTTCGGCAGAGGCTATCTCTCAAAACAGACAGGATATTGATGAGTTATGGAAAAAAAAAATTAACAGGCTTGAAGTCAATCCAGATCCTACAGAAGCTATCAGCCAGGTTAGATATTTCGTTCTGAATGATCTTATTGAATGTGATGAGCTAAAAGTTAACCGAATCCTAAAGGAACAACTCAAAAAAAAATTCTCTCTTAGTGCTGACGAGATAAAAGGTCTTTTGAAGGCATGGAAGGAAGAAAAAGCACAAAAAGAGACCGAATCCAAGGCGCTGAAAAATACTGAAGAAGAATTAAACCGCTACATCAGTAATCCGGTTTTCGAGAAAGATGGCCGAATTTGGAAAATTAAGATTAAGGAAAGATTCGGAGAAAAGATCCGTGAAGAGGTGCAGATAACCACTTTTAGCATTGAACCTATCGAATCAATTACCATCAAAGGTGAAGGTGAAACTCTCAACGTAAATATCAAAGCTGGATACAAAGAATTTAAAAAAGTCTTATTCCCTCCCGGATGTTGGTCAAATACCCAAAAGTTTATGAATGTCCTGCCAGGCAAGGAAACCGTCTTCGCTGGAAGTACGATAGATGTTCAGTATATCAGATTTCTTATGTCTACCTTCGAGATGGCACACAAGGCTGGAGTGAGGACTTCAGGTTTTCACGATGGTAAATTCGTTACCGAAGAGGGTGCCTTGTCTATCCAAGGCATATCTGAGGATGTTGTCTATTTTAATGAGGTGCCTACTAACTGCAAGCTATTATCCGTGGAACCGGCTACAGCAGACGAACTTTCAGGGATAAGAAAGCATATCGCTAACTTCAATATTTCCATAGTATCCTTACCTGTCCTGGGATGGATTACAGCTTGCTTTTTAAAATCCATTATCTCGGAAACTTTGGATGAAATAGGCTTAAGTAACGGATTCCCTCTTTTGAACATCCAAGGGGAAGCTGGATCGGGGAAAACGCAAAGTGCAGAAGCGGTTATTATGCGAATGTGGGCTATCCAGGGGGAACCAAAATCTATCGGTGAACTCACTAAATTCACAATGATGAAAATGGTTGACGGCTCAAACACGATACCTGTAATTCTGGAAGAAAATAAGGCATGTATGCAGACAGATTACTTCCAGAACCTTATCAGTAATCTCATAAGATCAATTTATAATTGTCTCGAAGGTGAGCGGGGCAGGGCCGATCAGACTACACAGGTTTATCGATATCAGGCACCCGTGGTAATAATCGGAGAAACCGGATTCACCGAATCTGCCTTACTGGATAGGTTTGTCACCGTGTTTCTCTCTAAAAGGGATAGTTCTCCATATTTGCAAAACTTTAAAGAATTGCGCAAACAACCACTTGAAAAACTGGGTCGGTCTATCCTGGAAAAGGCTCTCAGAATGGGCAGGGAAGAGGTCAAAAATATCCTGGAAAAGGAGCTTGAAGCGGTTGATTCTGAACTCGAGGACAGGCCGCGAACTAATGCAGCAGTGGTCAGGTTTGGTCTTCGGATCTTGAGCGATGTGTTAGGGATGCAATTTGACCTATCGCAGGTTGATGTAGCGGTTAAGGAAGGGATCAAAGAAGGCGATTCATTCCACCGTAAAAGTGCAGTTGACAAAATTCTCGAAGCTATGTGTTTAATGTGTGAATTCCAGACTAAAACTATAGGAAACAGAGAAGAGAGACAATATTCCTACCAGGATTATTTAGAGAAAGATGTTGATTACGATATCATTTATGAACCTGGAATATCAGTTTTAAGGCTATATGTTCATGGTTCTTATCCAAAGTTTCTAAAGTGGGCAAAATCTTATAGATTCGAAGGTGATTTGTTGCCGGAATCAATCTTCAAAAAGCAGTTACAAAGAGAATCGTACTACATGAACAGTAACAAACCTGTAAGAATTGGGCAAAACGTAAGAAAAGCTTTTGAGCTAAATATTGACAAAATGACAATCAAAAGGCTTGAACTTTCCGAATTTTGGAGTTATGAGAGTGAAATACTACCATTTTAATTAAAATAACACAAGTTAAATGTATATTTTTAAAGTGCTGTCATTTAATTTAATCAATGAATTCAATAATGTAACCATTGTAACCTTTTTACTTTTAAAAAGGTTACAATTAATTATTAATAAAAACAAAGATTTGATATTATTTGTAACCATTGTAACCATTGTAACCATTTTTAAGAATAGGGTACGCACAAGAACGTGTAATACACATGTACTACACATTAGGGAATATTCATAGGCTGTGTGCTCCGTTCAAAAAAGGTTACAATGGTTACAATGGTTACATGATTAATATTATCAATATATTAATAGATGATAAAAAGGTAACAAAAGGGTAACAATGTTACTTTTATAACGTTATCAATATGTTAATAGACATAATGAATTCAATAATGTAACCATTGTAACCTTTTTACTTTTAAAAAGGTTACAATTAATTATTAATAAAAACAAAGATTTGATATTATTATGTAACCATTGTAACCATTGTAACCATTTTTAAGAATAGGGTACGCACAAGAACGTGTAATACACATGTACTACACATTAGGGAATATTCATAGGCTGTGTGCTCCGTTCAAAAAAGGTTACAATGGTTACAATGGTTACATGATTAATATTATCAATATATTAATAGATGATAAAAAGGTAACAAAAGGGTAACAATGTTACTTTTATAACGTTATCAATATGTTAATAGACATAAGGAGGGTGAGCGGATTAAAAATAGGTCTGCACAACAGAAATATGAAAATAATCAGAATGAATGTCCGTATAATTATGAAGCACATATGAAAGAACTTAAAAAAATAGAAAATAATGAGGTTATTGATTATAACAATAATATGTACTCTTATCATAAAGAAAGAATTAACAGATGCCTGGATTGGTATTTTAATAATATCAAATCTTCTTGTCAGGTAGTGTCAGATGACATGCAAACATTGCGGAAGCAATAATTTAAAAAAAAGTGATCAGATTTGCTCAAACGGGATGGTCCACCTCCGTGTAGATTGTGCAGATTGCGGCAAGTTCCAGCAATATGAAAAAAGGAATGGTAATGGCCGCAAGTGGACCCCGCGGGAAATTACTCCGCCTTCACCTGAATGGACCCAAAAGTGCTCTGCTTTTGTTGACTGGGCATATGCGCAGCTTTTAAATAATACCGGAATCCTCTCTTATTTGCGTTCTGAGAGGGGGCTGACTCTCGACACGATCAAACTATCACGCCTGGGGTGGAACCCCGTAGGATTGAATCGTGAGCGTGTTTTCTGGGGTCTCCCTGAAAAGCTCAAAGAAGACGGCACACAACAGGATATCTGGCTGCCGCAAGGGATCGTGATCCCATACTTTGCTGACGGGATTCTTCAGCGAGCGAAAATCAGGCGGTTAAATCAACAGAGCCGCACCCCCGAACAGGGGCCGGCTTATGCAATAGTTTCCGGCTCCACTTCGGCGGCTATGATCCCGACCGAACCCCACCAGGTCATTGTGGTAGTCGAATCGGAGTTTGACGCTATTCTTCTGACTCAGGAACTTGGCAATATGGCCTCTCCCCTTGCCGGAGTGGTGGCCCTTGGCAGCGCATCGGTCAGGCCGGACAAACGGGCTTTTGAGTTGTTACAGGCAGCGGATTTGATCCTGGTGGCGCTGGATAGTGATGAGGACAGGGAGGATGGGCAGAATCCGGGAGCGAAAGAGGCGCAGTGGTGGATGCAGCATTTTCCACAGGCGCGCAGGCTCCCCCCGATCGAGGGAAAAGATCCTGGGGAAATGTGGGTAAACGGAGTGGAACTTCAGGAATGGATAGCTATCGGAATCAATAAATATTTTCCGCAGGCACACGAGCAAAAGCATAGACAAACCAGAAAATCCTTGGACATTGCCGCGCCAATACAGGTGCCAATTATTCAGCAGTTGGACAATATTGATGAAAAGGATTTCTCCGGAATCATGGCGGCCATTTCCGCGGCAGGGGTGGAGGCATACGATAGGACCCTCACCTGTGACTGTTATACCTGGATTGAAAAAAACAGGCCGGATTTTATTAAAACATGGCAGGAAGATTTTGCCTGGATAGCGGAGGTCTATGATTTGGTTATGGCCGGAAGATTGAAAATAAATGATTTTATCGAGGCTTATAATCTTTGGCAGGGAAGTTGGGTGGAGGCATTAAAAGTATATAGGGAGGTACAAAATTTATGAGAAAAAAGGATGTACAGGAAGAAACGAAATCTGCTAAGGAATTGGCAGCAGATGCAGAGGATGTTTTAATGGCCTCTCAGATGGCTGAAGTAGTGATGGGAAAACATGCTGATGCCGGTGACAGAGAAAAAAGTAAGAAGTTTTTAAAATATCAGTTTACTGAGTCCGAAAAGAAAACTCTCTCTGAGGAAATGGCTCGCAACGTGAAAGAAAAAGACTCGGTAACTAATGAATTGAAGAGCATCCAAGGTCAATTTAACGCGAGAAAAAAACAGGCGGAGGCGGTTATTTCGGAGTGTGCAGAGAAAATCAGCTCCGGATATGAGTATCGGCAAATTGACTGCGAAACGGTCAGGGATTTTGCGACGGGATACGTTATTGCTCAACGTCTTGATACGTATGAAATTGTGGAAAATCGAAAAATGACGATGGCCGACAGGCAAATGACTATTTGATTTGAAGGGAGTCAGAGGCATGATGAATGAAGATCTGGAAGAAGGGCCGGAAACGATCAAAGCGGAGATTGAGGAAATGATTAAAAATCATCCTCAGATCGTTATTGAGTGTGTAACCGAAAATATGAATTTTTTTGTAACCCGACTGGATAAAAAAGTTATCCAAAAATTGAAAAATATGCTGACAGACTGGGGGTTTTGATGGCAACGTTTAATAAAGTAATTTTAGTCGGAAACCTGACCAAAGATCCGGAATTGACCTACACTAAAGCAGGTATAGCCGTGGCAAAATTCTCCCTGGCGGTGAATCACAAAACCGGCAAGGGTGACGATCGCAAAGACGAGGTCGATTTTTTTGATGTTGAGACCTGGGACAAGATCGCGGAAATTGCCAGCGAATATCTGAGCAAGGGGAGTCCGGTACTCATTGAGGGACGACTGAAACAGGACCGATGGGAGGATGAAAGTGGAAAATCGAGGAGCCGGGTTAAAATTGTCGCACAGGTTTTGCAATTTTTGCCAAAAGGGGATGGCGGCAAGGGGGACGATGGCAAAAACAGGGATAGCGGCGATGTGGCTCCGTTTTAGGGAATAGATTATGGCAATACAACTCAGGGATTATCAGGAAGATGCCCTTACCGAAATTCGCAATGCCTCCCGCGAGGGTTTGACACGTATTCTGGCCGTGTTGCCCACAGGCTGTGGGAAGACTATCATATTTTCCGAAATGGCCCGCAGATCGAGGCGTAAAACGTTGATCCTGGCCCATCGTGACGAATTGATCCGCCAGGCTGCGGATAAAGTCTCGATGGTCTGGCCGGAGGCAGTAATCGGAGTGGTCAAGGGCAAAGAGAATGACTTTCACGATAAAAATGTAGTTTGTGCCTCGGTCCAGACGCTCTCAAGAAAAAGGCGATTAAGCCAGGTCCTCGATGAGGGCTTCGGCCTGCTCGTTGTCGATGAGAGCCATCACGCTGCAAGTGATACGTATCGTTACATTATTGATGGTTTGGGCTTTGGCTCAGATGATCCGCGCCGGGTGCTATTCGGCTGTACTGCCACTCCGTGCCGGATGGACGGCCTGGGCCTGGGCCATATTTTCCAAAAAATCGTGTACTCGGTGAGCATTCTGACCATGATCCGCGCCGGATATCTGTCTGATATCCGCGGCTACCGGGCGCAGACCGAGACCGATCTCTCCAGGGTTGGAACCCGGTGTGGAGATTACATCGAATCGCAACTGGCCCAGGCTGTCAATACCAAAGAGCGAAACGAGTTGGTAATAAAGAGCTATCAGGAGCACGCTCCAGGGCGTAAAGCTCTTGCCTTCTGCGCCAATGTTCAGCACTCGGAGGACCTGGCGGAGATATTCAGGGGAAACGGCATCGAGGCAAAGGCGCTCAGCGGGTTTACTCCGGAGGAGGAGAGGGCGGAGGCGCTGCGAGCATTTTCCAGGGGTGATATCAGGATATTAACCAACTGTGCCCTCTTCACTGAAGGCTTTGACGAGCCGACTATAGAGTGTGTTCTGATGTGTCGTCCTACGAAGAGCCAGGCACTTTACACTCAATGTGTAGGCAGGGGCACCCGGCGGCATCCGGGAAAAACTGACTGCGTAGTAATTGATTTTTGCGATAACAGGCACGATATCTGTGGCCTGCCTGATCTGCTCGGATGGGACGGCGACCGGATGCAGGACGGTAAATCGGTTATTGAGACGCTCAAAGAGCCGGAAAAGAAACCGGAGAAAGAGGACCAAAAAAAGAAAGCTTATGAGCAGCTCTCCTTTGACCTGCCTCCTATCTCAATCGAGGAGTTTGATTTACTTAACAAATCTCAATTCCGTTGGATTTTTGATGGGCAGCAGTGGGTTTTACCTGTGTCTCCCGGAGTGAATGCTATTTTGATGCCCGATGGTGGCGGACATTTTCAGGCGTTCGTGATCTGCAAGGATGCAGGGCCGGAGTTGCTGCACCCTACGCCACTTAATCTGGGTTACGGGCAAGGTGTGTGCGAGGATTACGTCCGCAGGAATGGCGGGCGAACCTTTGCGGCAAAAAATGCAAAATGGCGGAAGGTTTTGGCCAGTGAGAAGCAAATCGAATTGCTTAAAAAAATTGGGGCATATCAGGAAGGCATCAGTAAAGGAGATGCTACAGATCTGATCGGGCAATTTTTTGCTAAGAAGAATGCAAAGAGGGTTAACCGGCAATTGTCCGCGGTGGGATGAAGATGATATAAAATTTTATCATGGCGAGGCAAGGCATGGCGGGGCAAGGCCAGGCAAGGCCAGGCGTGGCCCGGCTTGGCAAGGCACGGCACGGCGAGGCAAGGCAAGGCGGGGCGAGGCAAGGTTATTTTAATTTTACTTAAAGGAGGTATTTCATGAAGCAAGTTATTTATACGGCAAGTGTAGAATTAAGGGGAATAACTTCTTTACTTATCCATAAGTGCGGAATAATCGAAACCAATAAAAAAACAGACAAAGAAACCGATTATGGCGACGAATGGCTTACCACAATCTACACAAGCAAGGAAGATAAGACAAAATTGGTAATCCCTGCACTTAACCTTGAGGCAATGCTAAGGGATGCATCGCCAGGAACGAAGATAGGGAAGAATTTTCTATCAAAAATTATTACTCCCGGAGCTGATATCATTGGTGATGGATACGAAGGATTTGAGAGTTATTTATTATTCAATAATAATTTTGTTTTTATAAATGATATCAAGAAAAATGATTGGCTATTTTCATGTGCGGTAGTAATTGGTAAGTCACGGGTAACCAGAACCCGTGTCTGTCTTCCTGCTGGATGGTGCGTTAAGTTCAGAATCAAAGTTTATGACAAAATAATCAACAAGAAAACGTTAGAAGAATTATTAATAAAGGCCGGTGACAAAGAGGGCCTTATGGAATGGCGTCCGGGAAGCCCGAAGCCAGGCAAGTTCGGGCAATTTGAGCTTGAAAATTTCAAAATTTGCTAATATTTTATTTCGTGGCTAGGCTTGGCGAGGCGAGGCAAGGCATGGCGAGGCCAGGCGGGGCAAGGCGAGGCTAGGCAAGGCGGGGCGAGGCAAGGTTATTTTAATTTACTCAAAGGAGGATTAATCATGGCATTGTTACAAACAATGATTGAGGATAATTGTCCTCAATGGAAAGCATTGTATAAGGTAGTAAAAGAATCAGCCGTGGGCGATATGTTTGCCTGGGATAGCATTAAATCCATAATCGGATTTGATGTCAGAAATGATAGAAATATTATCTATACCGTTAACAGGCAGCTCATAAAGGAAAACAAAAATATTCTTGTCAACGTCTGGATGGAAGGATACAAAATATCCTGTAACGATATCCAGATAATCCATGCTGCCGGTCACAAGAAAAAGGCAGGTAATCAGCTTAAATTTTGCAAGACAGAGCTTGGAGGTCTCGATATCAAAAATCTGACCGCTGAGCAAAAAAAAGACATGGTTCATCTTATGAACAGAGTCACTTCCGGTCTCAATGTAATCGAAGGTAAGGCAATCTCAGGGTTAAAAAAATCAAAGGAAGCGATTGCCAGGCAAGAGGAAAGCTTACTGGCTATCAAGAAAATGAAAGAAGAATTAGCAGGTCTCGAAGCTAAGCTTTTTTCTTAAATTGCATTACCATCGGAAGATGGTAATGCCAGGCGAGGCAAGGCCTCGCGTGGCCCGGCGAGGCTAGGCTTGGCTTGGCAAGGCACGGCACGGCGAGGCAAGGCATGGCAAGGTTATTTTAAATATCATGAAACTATTATCATCGGAAGAAGAAAAATCACTCATCGAACGGCTTCAATCCGGCGACCAAGCGGCCAGGGAAGAATTTATCAAAGCTAATATGGGCCTGATCGTCAGCGTAGTAAAAAGATTTTATCATTGTACTGAGGCAGGGCTTGATTTTGAGGATATGATTCAGGAGGGTGTTTTTGGTCTGATTACAGCGATGGAACGGTTTGATTGCAGCCAGGGAAACAAATTCAGTACCTATGCTATCTGGTGGATCAGACAGATTATCCAGCGGGCTATTAATAATAAAAGTCGATGTATCCGGATGCCTAGTCATGTTTACGATCAATTATCTAAAGTAAAAAGGGCTGTTAAATTCTTTACGAAAAAATTTAATCGGGAACCTGATATTTCAGAGGTTGAAATTTTGACCGGCTTCAAAACTGATAAAATTATCAATCTCCTGAAGATATCGAAAAGAATTCATTCCCTGGAAGAGTTTATTCAGGGAACCGAAATTATTTTTTCTGAAACATTAAAAAGTAATGATAATTTTTTAGAAATCATCTGTAATGAAGAAATAAATAAAAAAATTGCTGAAGTTATAAAAAAATTGACAGATCGTGAGAAAGAAGTGTTGTATAAAAGATTTGGCCTCGAAACAGGCGAAGAACAGACGCTTGAAATGATCGGGAAAAAATTTGGTATTACCAGGGAGAGGGTGCGCCAGATCGAAGCAAAAGCTCTTCGTAAATTGAAAAAAAGTAAAGAATTGGAGATGTTATGGTGCCAATAAAGCCGGAAAATAAAATGAACTCTATCGAGGAGGAGTTTGCTTGGCTCCTGCAGGCCAAAAAGCTGGAAAAGGAAATCCTCGACTGGGCTTTTGAATCATGGATCTTCCGACTTGCAGACCGAACGACATATACACCTGATTTTATGATCGTGTATCCTGACCACTTCGAGCTGGTAGACGTGAAGGCCAGAGGTATGGCCAAGATGGTACGATCAAAAAGCGGGAAGGTGTATAAAAAACAATGGACGAGCAAGAGGGATGATGCGGCGGTTAAGATGAAAGTGGCCGCTGCGATGTTCCCCTGGATGCGCTGGGCATATTATTATCACGAGGCTGATGGCCGGTGGACCAGGGAAGCGGTGATGTCATGAGCGAATTAGACAAAATCAAAGTGGGTGACGTGGTGGCGATGTCCCTGCCCGGAAGGGGATGGAAGAAGATAAAAGTTGATAAAATTACTAAAACTCAGGTAATTATTGGAATTAGTAAATTTAGAAAGATCGACGGAGAGAGAGTGGGGAGAATTGACAAATGGCAGGGATCTCAATATCTGCGATGCCTCACGCCGGAGATAGAAGAGGAAATTGAGGAAAATAAAAAGGAAGCTGAAAGAAAAAATCTTATCTATAAAATTCAACATGTTGATTTAACAGCGTTTCCGCTGGAAAGGTTGGAAGAAATCATAAAAATAATAGGTTAAATAATGATCGCATGAAGGGAGGTGATGCGATGAGCGATGAGGATCGAAAACAAGCCAAAAGACGATCTGAACATTTTTACGGTTTTCGGGGGCGGAGGGTGGGGAAAGGAAAGCCCTGGGGCTAGCCAGGGCTAATGACCTAAAAAATCGGTATCCTTCCCGGAAAGGGAAGTGCAGTTGGATTGTACACGTCATGCTTTTTTAATTCCTCGTTTTAGCAATTTCCTCTCTCATGTCACAGGGACTGAATGCCCCATCGACGGGCAAATTCGGTAATATTTTCCAGGATATCCATTTTTTTGACGGCATCTACCATGTCTTCAACTCCGTCGCAAATCGAATAGCCAAAAGATCCGATAACAACATAATAAGAAATAGAGGGGACCGAATATACTTTTAATAATGGAGTCTCCTGTGAATACTCCAACACAACCGGATCATTTTGATTATCATCCCCGAAATTGGTATCAGAGTATCCTAATGTTGGAATTTCCTTATTAAGCATTTCTTGTAATGTCATGATTTTCTCCTTTTTGGTTTATGGTTTCTCTCTTAATTTCCCTGACCTTTGTATACATTATATACATTCTATACATTAATGTCAAGAGTTATTTTTATTTATTTTACTTTTTTCCTGGATGAAACCCTTTATTAATTCCTCAATGACCGAAGTCATAGTTTTTTTTCCATTCAAAAAACAAACATTCTGGAACTCATTTTTGGTCTCGATTGCTACCCTGATTCGGATCTCAATCGTGTTGTCTCGTTTTTTCATTTATTTCTCCATGAGAAGGAAAAAATTAGTTATCTATACTTCCATACTTTCTTCTGTTTCTGCCTGATAAATTTCTATTGCGACTTGATCTCCGATCTCTCCCAGTGCCTCCGTCATTTTAACTTCGTCATAATATGTAATATCCTCCAAATTTTGTTCTTTCTCTTCACAATACATTTCTAATAATTCCGCATCAAGCGTGTATGTGAGTGCATCCATATCGAGAGATTTGGCTGCTGCCAGTCTATGACTACCTGTTAATGCCTGTAATCCATTACACCCCATAGCGATTAATATTGGCCTGCCTATCCATCCATCTTTTTTCATACTTTCGATAATATTATTAAGTTTTGTTTTATCCCTTACTCCATGCAGAGGCTCGATGCTGGCAGCGGGAGTGTCGTCATAATCTATCCAATTCCATTCTTTTGCCATATCGCTTCTCCTTTTTGGTTTATGGTTTTTCTCTTAATTTCCCTGACCTTTGTATACATTATATACATTCTATACATTAATGTCAACTCCTATTTTCATTTATTTTCGATCATCTTAAAAGAAGTGGTTGTTAAGGTGATCGATGGAATGATTATTTTACCCTGTGGATAAACTGTGGATAAACTGTGGATAAGTATGTGAATATCTTGTGGATAAACTGTGGATAACTTTTAGGCAAGGGCTGTCAGGCCGCAACTGGTGCGGAGTTTCAACCTGTGGATAACTTGGGTCCTGTTTGGGCATTTTAGTGATACGGACCGCCGAGG